TGTACTTTCAGGATAATCAATTCCATGAACTGTTCCTTTGTTGTATGCAGTTTCAATTCTTTCCTTCTCCATTTCTTTGCATTGGTCTGCATAAGATTCTATCATTTCAAGATGTTCTTTACTCAGTAGAATTTGGTCTTTAATAGCATTTAGAAATTGTTCAACTGCCGTCTGTTGTTTATTGTTTGTCATTTGTTACCTCCCTTGTGTATTGGGTTTTTGCAGTTTCCTTTGTGACATAGAATATTACCCTTGTAATTCTTACAAATGAAGTATTCACATCCTTCAATTACACATACTTTAAGCGGGTCTGATGCTAAATTACCTTCACTGGGTATTGTGTAGTTGGTAGTTTTTGATGATACTGTTGGTTTTGTGCAACCACTTATCATTCCGATAAGTAATGTTGCTAATAATAGTTTTTCAACTGCCGTTTGTTGTTTATTGTTCATAGTTTAGTTGTTTAAGTAATATTTTCCTTTAAGACCATTGATAGTCTCTTCTTTGTTTAGTTTTAAGTTTTTTACTATTTCAGGCTTAGCGTAGACTAGTTGATATCCTTTAACTTCTTTGTTTAATTTAAGCATTTTTTCTACACAACTTTTACTAAGACCTGTTACTTGGGTAGCTTCTTTTACAGACTCTGTAACTTCCATAATAAAGCCGTTTTTGTCTAGTACCAATAAAGGCCTACTTTGCTTAACAGATAAACCAGACTTACCTAACATAGGATTAGATTTAAGTCTATGTTCGCTTAGTCTTTTTCTGCTTTCAGGAGACCAATTGTATACATTAACTACTGGGTATTTGTTAAAAGGCTCTGTATGTATTCTCCAGACATATCCATAAGCTATTCTTCTCTTACCACTACTTGCTAAAGATATTTTTGTATTATTCTTAAGATTACCCGTTACTGCTAAGCTTGCTTCTGACATACTATCGTAAGTAGCTATAAAGTTACCTTCTTGATCATACTGGTCCACTTTGTATCTTCTTTTTGACATAGTTTCTTCTGTGTGTTTATAATCTCTTATACCATCTCCCCCTGCAGTAGCATTTACTAGATTAGGATAACTCTTAATTGCTAAGATTTCAGCTTGTTTTACTTCTTCTGCTGTATCATATTCAGCTAAAAGAGTAATTACAGGCTTAGTATCCTTGTCTAGTAAAGACTTAATCCAACAATGTCTGTGATGTCTAGATTTTTTATGTTTAAATGCGACTCTGCAAGAGGCTATATGTCCTGCTAATCTAGATCTTAAGCATTGTTTTGTTATTCCAATATATCTTATTCCTGAACTGTCTGATAAGGAATATAGTTTGTATGTTATTACGTCCGATTTTTTGTAAGGCATACAACAAATATAGTAGAATAAAATAAATAGTCAAGAGTTAGATATAAGTTATTTTGTTCTGGTCAAAAGATTTTAAGTTGTCGTGCATCCACTTTTCGTCTACAGTATCTTTATAACACAATATGTGAATAGTAGAAGATTGATCAGGACTTAGTCTTAATAGACGACCAAAGCGCTGAACGAACTTAGGGGAACCACCAGAATATGAGTGTAGAATGATAGCATTTTTAAGATTAGGGATGTTAATACCTTCGCTTAACTGCTCTACACATGATAAACGGTTGATTTCACCTGTTTTAAAGGCTTCTAAGGGACTATTCTTGTTCTTGGAATGGTGAGAGTCCTTACAGAGTCTTTCAGCTTGATCTATGGTGTTTGCAAAGATTATAACTTTCTCCTCTGAGTTGATCTCTGAGATAAGTTTCTTAGCGTAATTTTCCTTAGTTTCAAACTGCTTTAAGAAATTGATTCTTTGAATGGTCTTAAACATCAAATTTCTAGAGTTAGCGTTTTCTATCTCTCTAGTTATCCAGTCATACTGAGCTCTTTCACTGGTCATCCAACCTTGCTTAGTTTGAATAGTTTTGTTTTTGTTTAAGTCTAAATAGTGTACAAAGATGTGATAGTCGTTAAGAATCTCGTTTTCTACGGCTTTATCTGTCTTAAATACGTACTTAATTGGGTAATACTCCATCATAAGTTGACCTTTCTCTGAAGTCAAATACTTAGGAGGAGTACCTGTTAAGCCTAAAATCCTGCCTCTGTATTTTAATAAAAAGGGAAGAGTAGTAGCCTTAAGAGAGTGTGCTTCGTCTAAGATAAGAATATCATACTCTTCAGGATTATGTTTTGTGAGAGAAAGATAAGTAGTGAAGGTAATACGCTCTAAAAGGTCTTCAACCTCAAACTTAACTGCATCTGCTGTCCAAGACTTAAAGATGTCGACTTTAGGAGCTACTACAAGAACTTTCAAGTGATCAGGTAAGACATTGATATAATCTAATCCTATCTTAGTCTTACCTGCACCTGTCGCTAATTGTAAACCACACCTTTTAAACTGTAAGGCTTCTTTAAGAGCCTGATGTTGTATTAAATCTCTTGTTATCATTTGTAACTCTTTAGTTTGCTTACGTAAGTAGGATCTTCTGCATAAACACCGTCTATGTTTCTAAGATACCGCTTCTGAATGTGAGCATAACACTTAATATTGTCTCTGTAAGTGTCATATTTAGCGTAGACTCCGTGTCTACCTGCTACATGCTTACATCTGTGATAGGTAATACCAAACAAGTTCTTTGCTTGGATACCTACGTTAGATTTACCATGATTGCTCTCGATTCTAGACTGCAAACAAGCAACAGCAGCTAAGATTACTCCTTGATTGGTTAACTCAGCTGTAATTCCTGAGTCATTAAGGACTATGTCTTTTTCTGTTACGATTTCTTTTACAATTTTAGTCTTGTAGATAGGTTTATCTGGAGTTGTGAATGCCATAAACAGAAGTACAGCAAAGATAACATTAATAATTAAAGAACCATAAAATAGGTTTCTGAAATTTGGCACTTTTGAAAAGCTAAGGTCTTGATTTTGTTTGTAATACATGATTTTTAATATTATAGGTTAAACATAAATTAAGGCAACAACTATGCCAATTGGTAATAATTAGAACCTAAGGTAAGATCTCTCCTACCCTAGATTAAAGTCAAGCGGTTTCTGAATCTTTCCAATCAATTACTGATACGACTTCTAGTCGCTCAATAAAAGTCTTAAGATAGTTTTTACCTACTCTGATATTACCTAGAACAATGTCTGGTATTACTTCGTAGTCTTGAGGTACAACTATTTCTTCCTTTACAGAAATGATAGTTTGTTTAGTAGGAAGCTGAGTTAAGGTCTTTAAATACCTTTTCTCATCTAAGATAGAGTCAATGGTGAGATGTTTAAACATGTTACTGATTTCAACTTCTCTAACTCTCTCTAGTTTTTTAGAGATGAATCGCTTAGTCCTTCCATAAATAGGAAGTACGTTGATAGGAGACTCAGGACTAGCTGAATACACTTTCTCTGCTTTGATAATTCTTTTTCTCATTCTGTATAGGTTTAATTATTAGGTTCGAGATAAATTAAAGCAATAAAGTAATAAAAAAAGGGAAGCTCACACTCTTCCCCTTTTTACCCTAACAGATATGATTGCTTTAATATAGAAAATATGAAAAACTATAGTGTGAGTTCAGCAATAGTTTAAGATAACTAACGTTTGTTAGTTCTTGGTAGTCAAGATAAGCGCTAACCTATCTTGACTAATAAAGAAAAGCTTCGGGTCTTTCAGGGTTACTGATTGAGTGCAATGAGTGACGCCTACCTACTACTAACCCTTTTTCGGTATTTAAAACACTCTACTTCTCAATTACAGCTTAACTACTTCTCTTTGTAGTCAGGATAAACGCTAATCTATCCTGACTATAATAAAATAGTCCAACACCTATTTTATTGCATAAATGCCAAAATGGAATGGTAAAACAATTTACTCACCAATTGAGAGCGGGTTACTGTTGGATAACCTTTGTAACACAGACAGGAGTTGAACCTGTAAGTCATTCGTGGTTTTCTCTAATTTACCCTTGCAAAGGTACCACATGCGTTTTACTACACCTGATGAAAATCCGCTTACCTCCTTTCATCAATACCAGCTTTGCGAGCCAATGTTAGCGTTTACCAAGTTATAGGGGGAGTGTCTTCGTTTCTCTGCCTATAAGCATTTCGCCACTGTGTTATTTAAAAAGAAGCCCCAAAATCAGATCTTACGGTATGAAGTTGGGGACATTCTATTACAAATATACTCTTAAATCACTTAAAATGCTGCGTCTACTTCTTCAGCAACACTTGCCTTAGTTTTAACTTTGTTCTCTTTGATGTCTCCAATAGAAGCACCACTAGACATATTAGTAATACTACGAGACAAGTTTTGATCTTGCTTAATAGTAGCGTTAGACATACCTGGCTCAGCAAATTCTACAGTAGTATAGATAAGAGCACCTTCAAAGGTCAATTCTTGACCATTAACAGTCTTAACAGACCACTGAGGCTTAATAGAACCATCAGGATTCTTTACAATACCTTCATCAGTAGTATCTACCCTGCGAAGGATTAAGTCTTCACCATACAACTGAGAAGTGTTTACGTTAACAGGAATAGCTGTTGAATAATCACCAGTTACATCATCAGCAATAATTCCAAACTGACCAAAGTCGCTGTTGAAGTTTTCTTCTGTGAAGTTTAATAGAGCAGTCATACGGTTGGTTAAGTTACCACCAAGACCACGGCTAATCATACGTTGGTGAACAGATAGGTTAGCAGGAGTATAACACTCGAACATAACAGTAATAGGTGCTTTGATACCAGAGTTGCGGAAGGCTTTACTAGCAAAAGCAAGGTTTGTTGATTTGAAATCTTCGTAAGTCATAATTTTGTTTTTAGTTTTTTTGTTTGTTTGTTTGTTTAGTTTAATCTTCTCTAAGTATTTCTACTTTGTTATCCTTGAATATGTAAATATCTCCTATGTAACCATCCTTAATAATATATAGCTGATCACGATCTGGTAGCTTATATGTTATAACGTAGTTCCATTCAGAGAATTTAAAGACAAAGCAATTTAAAACTTTAGGTGAAGGATGTTTGCCTTCGCCTATTAGATCCTCTACAAACATTGTATCGGATAAAGTAAGAGGCATCATACCTTCTAGACTTCTAATAGGGAATAGTTGGGCTTTCAGATTACTGAAGCCACATACGATTAAGATAAGGATTAGTTTCTTCATAAAAATAAAGGGGCCATTGCTGACCCCTAAGTTAATTACATACCTTTACGCAAGAATTCCAATGCTATTTCTTTCTTAGAAGCACAGAATCTCAATTGATCTGCATTTTCTTTTACATAAGCCATAAGAGACTTATGCTTAGCATTAGTGTAAGTTGCTTCTGTAAAAATAGTAACAGCAGCACGAATTAATGCTTTTGTAGACCATCTGTCCATCTTAGGAATAAGAATAAGCAAATTAGATACACGACTACAAACTAACTCTGATTTAGCAAAATCTGCCATAACTAAGTTACCTGCTTTCATTAATGCTATTTGCTCTCCTCCACCTTTACCTGTAGCAGCGTTTATAACTACATCAAAATCTAAGTCATACTTACGCTTTAAGTAAAGAAGTTGCTTATAATCTTGCTTAGATTGAGCCCAAGCATTAATATAATCTTCTTGCTTCCAAGACTTAGAAGAAGAGTTAACCATAGCAACTAGCTTAGTTAATTCATCATAGTTAGTAATACCATCTACTACTACGTAAGGAATAGGAACACCTAAACGCATACAAGCTGTAAGAGTGTGTTGACCATCTGCTATATACTTACGCAAATAACCATCAATAAAGTCAATTTCTACTACGATGATAGGACGAATCATACCATAAAGCATAATAGATTGTACAATACGCTCAACATGTCTTAATACAAGAGTACGTTGAACACCTGGTAAGAAGTTAAGAGTTTCACCATCTTTAAGCCATTTTAAATTTGTTTTAAGGCTAGTAGAACTTACTTGAAGCATCTTAATAGTTTTAGATTCTACTTTTGCAGTAGTTTGCTTAGCTTTCTCTAAGAAGTTTAAAGCAATAGTAGTATTGTTAACTACAGTTACTTGTTTTTCTTCTTTAGGAGTCTGAATAGCAGTTTTACGAGGACGACCTCTCTTAGGACTAGGAGTAGGTGCATTGTTTCTGGTTACCAATTTAACCGTTGTTGGTTTTGTTTTTTTTGTTGGTTTCATAATTTTTTGTTTTTTTTGTTTTTTTGTTTTTTTGTTAGTTTGTTTTTGTAGCCCCTGAGTGAATCGAACACATCTTTAACAGGATGAAATCCTGCTGTCCTACCAATAGACGAAAGGGCCAATAAGGTTATCTATACTCTAGGAATTCTCCGTGATAGTAACGCTTAGATTTTTTACCACAACCATGTGGTACATTTTTAGAAGTTGCACAACTCTCTAAACAAATACAAATTGTAATTATTAAAGAGAACCATACAAGGGCTTTGAAAGCAGTACTTTCGCTAAAAGGATTTTCTGGTTTCATAGTCTTGAAATTACTAAGTAGTTAGCATAAGCATCTTCATAGGTCAAAGCCCAGATTTTGTAGCCGTCAATGACAAATAATTGTTTTTCCATTACTTTGATATTAAAATAGTTAAAGATTGAATTTTAGCACGCAGAGCAGCAATTAAACGTTGTTGATCTCGTACCCAGTTTTCTTCTCCTGAATCTAATAAAGGAGATGACTTAGAAGAAATATATAAGTCATTTTCTGCAGCATTTAACTCTTGATAGAGTTCTGTAAGCTCATCTTGAATTGAATCGTAGTTCATAGTTTTAGTTTTAGAGAAAGTGCCAGCCTTTAAAGCCAGCACTATTAAGTCTTACCATAATCAATCTACCTTCTTTGTCATATCCTCTTGCAAGGATCTTACCTGAAGGGATTCTAGGCTTCATAACGCTTAGTACTTGTTGATTAATCATTGCTCTTAGATTCTAAGTTATACAAATAAGCCATAACAGCCATAAGACAAAGAGTTAAACACTCTACAGCAAAGATGTAATCAAAAGCATCTGTTCCTATTGCTCTAACTAAGTCAGGAATAGTAAGAAGAAATACAATACCTGCACATACAGCGATGACAGATAAGAAAGTGGACGGTTTAATTTTCATATTTTTGTTTTTAGTTTAGTTTAAGTTAAAAAAGATGAGGGATTAGATCATTAGTTCACTAACCCCCTTTAGAAACCTCTTTGTGTTTCAAAGACATCTTCATTTGCCTTGACGTGTGGCCAATCACGACATTTTATACACTCTATAGCCAATAGAGTGTTTATCTTTTGTATCTGCCAATGACAGTTACTTCAGTAGTTGGATTACCCATGTTAGAATAACTATTAACATAGACAATACGCTTACCCTGTATTAAAGGATAAGAATAACTATAGCAACACCCACATCCATCATCATGGTTATAGGTGGGAAGATTACGCTTAATGTAATTCTTTGCTTGACTTAAGGTAGAGAATACTATAAATTTCTTCATATCTGTTTAGTTTATACTGATTGGTATTATACTCTTAGGTATAAAAGTAATTCAATTGTAATACAAGGCTTGTTAATCTATCTTGTATTTTAACACATTCATTTCCCCATAGTGTCTGATGAGGTAATGGAGAATTATTACTTGCTGAGTAAACTCAACATCGTCCATTTTTTTTATCTAGCACCCTTATCAGTTATTTACATTAGCTACTGCAAATAAAGATTAGGTTACAATTGAATTTCTAATAGTCTCGTAGACTTAGTAACCATATCGCACATATTTACTATGGTATGATTACTTAGTCCCAGGAAACACTTCCATCTGCACTCAGTTGTAACTAAACCAACGCTTTACAGGAAGATGGTTTAGTCTGAAACATGTTACAACTGCTCACCCTTTGGAAGTGAGTTGTGGTGCATTAAAGCAATTCAATTGTAATAAGGTGTGTTTCTCTAAGTTGACACTGTATGCGTTATCTGTAAAAAGCATACTATTACCATCCAGACCTACAGATCTCTGGTATTACAATTGTTTACTCCACTCTGCATTCAGTATGACGTAACAGGTTCGTCTTAATGGTCTCCGAAGTCCAAATACTGCCTACCCTTGTGAAGTAGGTTATGATGCATTAAAGTAATTACTAAGAGAGATACTCTTCTATTTCTCTTAGTAATATAGCACCTCTCATATAAGAAGTGTTAAAAGACCACTTAGCAGTAGGCTTAGCTTGTTTTAAAGCCTTATACATACTACCAACAGTCTTAAATCCATAAGTACTTGCTACAGAGCAAAGCCTTATAGAAAACCTTTCGTTGTTTATTCTATGTTTTTTCATATTTGTTTAGTTAAAGTAAAAGGAAGCGTAAAGTTCGCTTAGAATCAGTTAAGGAATCATCAGGCTAATGATGATTACTACATAAGAGAAGATAAGAGAGAAGCATAAGATAGGATAAGATAGGGTAATGAGGTTATAGAGGTTAATAGTGTTCTAAATTAACATAAGAACAACATATTAGTTATAACGTACCATGTCAACCCCACAATTACCCACTTTTAAGTGATAGATAAAGATGTGAAGGGGGTGGTTCCCCACTATTTACCACTCTAATATCTACCCAATTGTCAGGAAAAAGTTAAACATTATGACAATTGTCTTGAAAAACACGGGGTTATGACTTACAAAAGTTAAACAAAACCTATTTTAGTCTATTTATTGATAGATTGTTTAATTTGTTTATCTTAAGAAAGAAAGAAAGAGGGGCAAACGCCCCCCTAACAATCTAAATGTCATCGTCTGCAAGCATCATACGCTGAAGCATCGCTTTAGGCGAAGTTTCGAGGATGTGAGCCATAGCCTTGAACTTAATGACTTGGTTCTCTACGACCTTTTCTAACAATTCTGTTACAGCGTAGAAGCGCTTACCGTCTCTGGTGAGAGAAAGTTCAGTGTTGTCAGAGTAGCGTTTAATGGAGAAGAACAATGGGGACTTTGTAGTCTCGTCTTCTCGGTAGTTTTCGCCTTGGACAGTCTTGTAGTTAGCAAGTTCTTTTGCAGTACCTTGTACTGTGTAGCGGAAGGTGGCTGTTCCTTTCTTAGAAACATAAGCGCCATTGAATTGGATTTTCATATATATGTATTATTAGGGTTTCGTGTTCATAACCTACGGGGGGTAGCGCAGGTGCCGAAGGCATACGGGGATAGTGAAGCTGTATACCCCCAAGCTCCCATAGATATAATAAGGTAGGGGGGTCTAAAATTCTGGGGGAAAAATCTGTTTTAGACCTATCTTCGTGATTATGAAAAAACTAATCTTTATTTTATCTTTATTCCTCTTCCTAGAAACCCACGCTCAAACTCTTCGGGATTCGGTATTCGTAAAGACCTCTATATATTCTTGTGTTTACTCAGAGGTGCTTCAACAACCTAAGCGAGTTTGGTACACTGTTCAATGTCCTCTAGGAAGCTACCCTAGAAAGGGAATGGACTTCTACGTAAACGACTCTATTAAGACCTCAGACGGAAAAGACTATGAAGCTAATGTATGGGATAAGGGACATTGTGCTCCAGCAGCTGACTTTAATTGCGACAGAGAGCGTCTATGGGCTACGTTTTCTTATTTAAATTGTGTTCTTCAGCACGAAAGATTAAACAGAGGTGCTTGGAGATTATTAGAGGTCAGAGAAAGAGAGTTGTCTAAGTCTCACAGAGTAGAAGTAGAGATTAAGATGGTCTACTCTAAGAACAGTTTAAGGCTACCAACAGGAGCCACAGTCCCTAATGGGTTCTTAAAAACCATTAAGTACGGTAAGGTCAAAGAAGTCTACTATTTCAAGAACGAAGATCCAGGTACTACAGATTATTTAAGATTCAGGAGATAATAACAGATAATAAGGCCTATTCCCTTGACTTATTTTTTAGATTAGCTATTTTTGTTATTGTAAATTTTTAGGGAAAGGTCTGTGTTGTTTGGAGTTACGATTTCTTTGTGACTAGTTTCTTTAGCCAAATGTGTTTTTGGAGGGTTGCTAGGTAGGGATTAGATCTTTCTCCTCATATTACCCTGCCTAGCCCCTCTTTTTTTATTTACCTATGATACGTGATAACTTCTTCCTAACCCCTGGGTATTCTCAGGACTTATTAGAGGCTATCATTAAGGGTTTCTCAGAGAAGACTTATGTTTGTCCTCATGACTGGCAACAGCTTTATCAGTTTAAGGAGAGACTAGGGATTACTCTAAGAAAAGATGGGAGTAAGTGGTTTGTTCTTATCAGAGGAGGAGATAATTACGGAGGAGAGTTTGAGACTCAGGTTATCGAGAGCAAAGCAATACCTTGTTCTAAGCCTAGATTTGAGTTTCCCTACCAGAGGCAAAGCTTTCTTAAGTACGAAGGACAGTCTCAGGTTGGAACCTACTTGGAGAACGGCTACATTTTAACAGAAGAAAATCAATACATAGTATTTGAATAAAACGAGATGAACTTTAAAGTATCCCAACTAAAACAATTAGGACCAACAGAAGTATCTGCGGAGGACTTTGTCTATATTATTGACATCAACCCAACAGACGGAAGTGTAAGGTCTAAGAAGATTGCCGTAGGAGACTTGGTAGATTACCGTATTTCTAACTCTGCTCTAAGTGCTTATGTTTTATTGTCAGGGTCTTATGCAGATCCTTCCTTTATAGCTTCACTAGACTGGGCTAAAATACTAAACACACCGACTACTATTGCAGGTTACGGGATAACAAACGCTTACACCAAGACTGAAGTAGATAACGCAGTCCAAGCGGTAGCCAATAATACAATTGTTTCAGCCAATATTACAGGAGCAGAGACTAAAAGCTTAAACTTAAACCAAGCTGACGGAGGAGTAGTAAGTGTTTCTTACGTAGATACTTATACTCACACTCAAAGTTCACCTGCTAGTACTTGGACTATTACTCATAACATGAATAAGTTTCCAAGTGTAACTATTGTAGATTCAGCAGGAACTACAGTAGATGGTTCTGTAGATTACGTTAATCTAAACTCAGTAACTATTAATTTCTGTGGAGCCTTCAGTGGTAAAGCTTATTTAAATTAACTTTAACTAAACAAATAAATAAAATAAAATAAAATAAATAATCATGTCTAAAAAATTCTTATCTGGAATAGACCTCAATAAATGCGAACTGCAGAATGCGGTCATCCAGAACTTAGCAACTGCACCTGGAACCCCAGGGCAAGGTCAAGTTTACTTCAACTCAACAGTTGGAGATAAATCTATTTACTTCTATGACGGAACATCATGGGTAGATGTAGGAGGTGATATAAGGTCACTTGTAGCGGGTAATGCTATCTCCGTATCAGGAACTCGTGATATCACCGTAAGCGTCCTCTATGACAACTCTTCTATTGGGTTAGACGGATCTAATCAGCTTATTGTTAAAGCAGGTGGTGTAACTAACGCAATGTTGGCTAACTCTTCTGTTTCTGTAGTAGCTGGAGCAGGTCTTGTTAACGGAGGTTCTGTTGCTTTAGGAGCTTCTATTACTCTTGACATTGGAGCAGGTACAGGTATTACTGTAAATGCAGACAGTATTCAGTTGAACACCGGTTCTACCCTTAACACAGACCACGCTACTGTAACTCTTACAGCAGGTGCAGGTTTGACAGGTGGTGGAGATATTACAGCTTCTCGTACTTTCAACGTAGGCGCAGGAACTGGTATCACAGTTAATGCTGATGATATTGCTATTACAGGAGCTGGTTCTTTAACTACCAACTATGTAACTAAGTGGAACGGAACAGGATTCTCTAACACAACTATTACAGATGACGGAACTACAGTAACTATTGGTGCTAACTTAACAGTTAACGGTACTACTACTTATGTTAACTCAAACACTGTAGAAATTGGTGATAACATCCTTCTTCTTAACAGAGACGAAGTAGGTACTCCTTCTCAGAACGCAGGTCTTGAAGTAGAACGTGGTACAAGTGCTAACGTTTCTTTCATTTGGAATGAGACTAGTGACTACTGGTCTACTGTAACTGAGCCTTTGCACGTAGGTTCTATTGCTGATGCTACTTCTGGTTACACAGGTGACAAATACTTGGTAGGTGACTCTGGAGTAATTAAGTATTTGACTGCTGCTGATTTAGCTACTGATGTTATTGCAGGAATTACCGTTACAGGTTCTAGTGGAGTTGCAGTTTCTGGTTCAGGAACTACCTCTATTGGTATCTCTGGTACAAACGCTACTACAAGTGCTGTAGGTGTTGTTGAGTTGGCTACAAGTGCAGAGACTTTGGCTTTGTCAAGCTCTACCTTAGTAGTTACTCCTTCTGGATTGTCTGCTTTGCGTTATGCAGTAACAGGTCCAGCTGCTCTTGCAAATAGCATAGTTGTTACTCACTCTTTAGGTACAAGCGATGTTATAGTTCAGGTTTATGAGCTAGCAACAGGAGAAACAGTAGAGTGTGATGTAGTACGTACATCAGGTAACGTAGTTACTTTAGGATTCTGTACTCCTCAAGCAATCAATACTTTGAGAGTATTGGTAATCAAGATTGCTTAATTTTTATTAAACCCTTATATTTGCTAGGGGCCTAAGAACCCCTAGCTTTTTTACATTACAAAAAAACATGAAGTCACTCAGCAGCAAAACCTATCAATGTGGTGTAACTATACAAGGGTTAACCACTCTTTCAGGAACTGTTTATTTAACAGGAATAACTAACACAGCTAGCTGGGACCATGTTATTGTAGGAACAACTGCACAAGGTCAGATCTACACTAGGACTTACGCTCAGTTCATGGGTGATGTAGCTACAGGAATAAGTTTAAGTAGTTATGTAACGGGTTCAGGAACAACTAATTATCTTCCTAAGTTTACAGGAACTAGTGCTTTAGGTAACTCTCAGATTTTTGACAATGGAACCAATGTTGGTATTGGTACTGCTAGTCCTTCTGGAAAATTACAAATTGCTGATGATGGACCTAATGCTTTAGTTTTAGGATCTGCTCAAATATCTACCATAGGAGAAACAAATGATGGTGGATATCCAGGTATGAAAATTGTTCCGTACAATAGCAATATTCATATTGGCATAAGTTCCACTAATGATAATAGAATTAATTTATGGCATGGGGGAAGTAATTATGCCTACTGGCAACAACTCTCAACTTATACTATATTTAGTAACTATTCAAGTAACGCTTTAGCATTACAAATACATGGAGGAAATGTAGGAATTGGAACTACTACGCCAACTCAAAAATTAGAAGTTAACGGCAGTACTTGGGTTAGCGGTACAGTGTATATTAATAGAGGAGTTAACTCAACAGAAGGATACACCTACTTTGATCACTCTGGAACACAGGTTTGGAAACAGGGTATATTTAATGACAATACAAGTACCTTTTCAATCGGAAACGGTGGAGGATTTACTAGATTATTTAATATAACAAATGCAGGTAACGTAGGTATTGGAACAACATCTCCTTCTACTAAACTAGATGTTATTGGAACAGGTGTATTTGGAACACTAACTTCCTCAAGAGGATCCTACTCAAACGGATTATCTCTACAGAATAATACAGGAGAAGCAACTAGTTTATTTTTATGGCAATCTGGAGTAGCATCTGCTCATATTGGATCTCCTGCAAATAGCACAAGTCTTCATATTGTAAACAGTTACAATACTGGATTAATTACTGATCCAAATTCTATAGTATTAACAAATACTGGTAACGTAGGTATAGGTACTACTGCTCCAGGCGCAAAATTAGAACTATCGGTAGGGGCTGGAGTTACAGGTGGATTACGTATTAATTATGCAGCATCAGCTACTGGTGAAGGCATGGATATTACGTATCTAAATAACGGAGCTACAACTACAAGTTTTGATAGTAGGTACAATTCTGATTCTGCAGTAATGCAATTTAGAATGAAGACAGCCGCTAGCGCTGTTACTGCTATGGCGATTCTTGGTTCTGGAAATATAGGTATTGGTACTACTAGTCCTATTTATAAACTTCATGTATCTAACAATGCAAATGGTTTTATTTCAAGATTTACTGGTGGAGCTTCAAGTGATGTAAATATTGGAATATTTGGATATACTGGTGCATTTGGTAGTATAGGTACAGAAAGCAATCACCCACTTAATATATTTACAAGTGGTACTGATAGAATGACTATTTCTACTAGTGGTAATGTAGGTATAGGAACTACTGCACCTATAGGTTTATTGCATCTTTATAAGGCTGCCTCTGCTACACGTTTGGCTATTGATGGTGATGCAGGGCAAAACAGATTAATTTCATATCGTACGGGTGCTGTACAAAGATTTGGTTTATACGTTAACAATACTGCTGAAAGTGGAGCAAATGTAGGTAGTGATTTTGCAGTTCGTGCTTATAATGATGCAGGTACTTTGTTGAGTACACCATTGTTTATTCAAAGAAGTACAGGCAACGTAGGAATAGGAACTACTAGTCCAGCCACATCACTACAGGTAAATGGTACGGCAAGGGCTACAAGATTAAACTCAACAGGTGGTATTGTAGACTTTGACGCTCAAACTGGAAATAATTTTATACAAATAACCTCAAGTATAGTTTCTATTGCTAATGGTGGAAACGTAAATATGACGATCACTAGCGCAGGCAACGTAGGTATTGGTACTACTACGCCAGCTAAAAAACTAGTTGTTACTGGAGCGTCTAGTGAACTTCAGTTATATTCTGACTCAGACATAAGCACTATAGACTCAAGAGCTTTAGGGAATACCTCTAACAAGTGGTTATCAATAAATCCAAATGGAGGTAATGTAGGTATAGGTACTAGTACTCCTGCTTATAAGTTGGATGTTAGTGGAGCATTAAGAGCAACTGGAACAGTATACAGTGATAATGGATCTTTAGCTGGTGCATTAAATCTTGGCCAAGTAGTTAGCATTGGTTCTTCTTTTGGTAGTTACGCAAATCTTATATTCACCATGCACAATGGTGGAGGATTTAGTGACATAATGAAGTTGCAGGGTAATGGAAATGTAGGTATAGGAACCACTGGTCCAGAAACAAAACTTCATGTTGCAGGGGGTAAAATTACCTTAAAAGGAGGTTCTTCTACTGATCAACAGATTGTATTTAACTATGCTAGAGAGTACGTCAACGGAATTTACAACAGCAGTGGTCACTTTAGACTTCAAGATAATTCTCTTGGAGGAACTGTATACGAGTGGGACGGAAGTACTTTTGCATTTCCTAATGGAAATATAGGTATTGGAACTACCTCACCTTCAACTAAATTAGACGTAAACGGAGTAATAACTGCTACAGGAGGAAACAGTACTAACTGGAATACTGCGTATGGCTGGGGTAATCATGCTTCAGCAAGTTATGTTCCTCAAGCAAGAACGCTTACTATTAACGGAACTAGTTATGACTTAAGCGCAAATAGAAGTTGGACCATAACAACAACAACTGCAGCAGGATCTGATACACAAGTCCAATACAACAGTTCTGGAACATTGGCAGGAGCTTCTGCGCTTATTTACAACTCTACTACTAACAGAGTAGGTATTAACCAAGCTTCTCCAGGATATGACTTAGATGTAAACGGTCAAGTAAGAGTACAAGATAAACTAAGAATAGGAACTGGTAACGGAGTAGTACACATGTCTTCTACTGCTACTATTAATGCTAGTGCTACTACTATTGTTTGGGCTCAGAACGTAAGCGTAGGTATGTGTGCTTTTATTGAGTATTACATTTTAAATAATAACTCACTTACAGATCAAAGAGCAGGTACAATCATAGTTACTTGGAATCAGTCAGGAACTCCTACAATCACTCACACTGAAACAACTACCCCTGATATAGGGTCAACTGCCACTGTAAACTTTACAAGCTCTCTAGTGGGCTCAGATGCACGAATTAACGCAGTAAACTCAAGTGCCAATCCTTATACGATGGTAATGAGTTATAAATATTTTTAATGAACATTGTTGGATAGTGAAAACAATAAAAAATGGCAAACGAATTTAAAGTCAAAAACGGTCTTATAGTAGTAGGAGACCTAACCACATCGGGAACTATTACTATTAATGGAGCTCTTGCAGCTACGCAATCTTGGGTTACATCTCAAGCTTATCTAACTTCTGCTAGTTTAAGCGGATATGCTACTCAGTCTTATGTGACTAGTGCAATATCTGCCTTAGTAGATGCAGCTCCTGGTACGCTAGATACTCTTAATGAGCTTGCTGCTGCATTGGGTGACGATGCCAGCTTCTCTACAACTGTTACAAACAGTATAGCCGCTAAGCAACCACAGCTTAATGGAACTGGTTTTGTAAAAGTAAGTGGCACAAGTGTGACTTATGATAACAATACTTACTTAACTTCTTACACAGAAACTGATACATTAAATAGTGTAACAGGAAGAGGGGCTAGTACTGCAAATCTTATTACGGTAGGTGGAGCTACAATTTCAAATAATTTAATTACAACTAATGGTATAGCAGACCCAGCATATGCCCGCATTACTAATCCTGGCGGTGGGATAAGTGTGGGTAATAGTCCTATAAGTGCAGCTATTAAGATAGCACTTCCAGCAAACGGATCATTTACAAACATAATGCTCAGTTTTACTGTGCATATTTACGATTATGCTTTAGGTAGAACTAGAACATTAAAGATTGCAGGTTATACTTACTTTAACCAAGACTGGTACAATGTGTCAGTTTACCAATCTGGTGGCGAGTTAATTGAAAATATAAATGTAAGATTTGGTGTAGAGGGAGGAAGAAATTGTGTTTGGATTGGGGAAACAAATACCTATTGGTCTTACCCTAATATATTTGTAACAGACGTACAATGTGGTCACTCACAAACTGCTAATTTGACTTCAGGTTGGAGTATATCTCTTGCTACTTCTTTTGGTACTGTACAAAGTACACTAGTAGCATATACCAATATAACAACTAAAGATATTGGGGGAACAACTAATTATGTTTCTAAATTTACAGGAGCAAAGACTCTTGGAAATAGTTTAATATTTGACAACGGGACTAATATAGGAATTGGTACGGCTTCTCCAGGTTATAAACTTGATATTCAAGGTATAGTTAGTGTAGGTACAACCGCAGTTGGTGGAACACTAAGACTAGAAGGTAAGGCAGGATTTTCTTATCCAGCTCAAATAAGCACTGCAACGGTTTCTGGAATTAAATTTAGTGATGATTCTGGAGGAATGAATGTTGTTTTCCTTAGCTCTGGCAATGTTGGTATAGGTACAGTTAGTCCTAGCGGTAAGCTTGACGTTGTTCCTGTTTCTCAGAATGGAATCAATGTAGCAAGAGCAGGTGGATATCCGTCTATTTATAGTAGCAATGATTTTGTATTTGAAACAGATAGTATTTTTTACTTTGGTGTATATACTCCAAGATTATTCTCTGTTAACGGTAGTTTTTATACTACAGCAGCAGGCAGTGTAGGTATAGGAACAAGTAGTCCAGGTTATAAGTTAGATGTACAAGGTAGTGCAGGTAATATAACAATAAATACCAATGGATCATTGTCTGCTGGAGGACAATTTATTTCTGGAACAGGAGAATTTGCATCTAGCAGTTCAGGAACAGATTTAAATTTTAGAGCAGGTGCAACGCATCTTATGGTTCTAAAAACTTCTGGTAATGTTGGAATTGGTACTGTAAGTCCTGCTACTAGTCTAGAAGTTCAGGGTGCAGCAAGTACTCAAATACAAGCAATATTCCAATCTGCCTCTAGTGGAAATGCCGCTTATAATGGAGGTATTCAATTGGGTAATGCAGCAGCAAGTCAAAAATCTAGTATTGTACATGATTCTTCTGGAGACAATACATTAACCTTTACTTCTCATTACTCATCAGGTTCAGCAAACAAATTTATATTTGCTCCTGGTGGAACAGAAACAGTAAGGTTCCAACAGAATGGTAACGTAGGTATTGGTACTACAGATCCAACATCTCAAATGTCTGGTACATTTGGTATAGGAATATATAATGCTTCATATCCAGCCGTAGGATTTAAAAATAGTACTACAGCTTGGTTATGGTATGGGCAAAATTCAACATTTAAAATGTGGAATGTAACAGCTGGAGATATATTAACTGCAAATACAAGTGGTAATATTGGAATTGGAACAACTAGTCCGTCTACTAAACTTGATGTAAATGGTGTTATATCTGCAACGGGGGGCAATAGCACAAACTGGAACACTGCGTATGGATGGGGAAATCACGCTTCTGCAGATTATATAGTAAGAGGTACACAGATTGCAAGTTCAGCTAGTTGGACTACGGCTACTAGATTTGGTTCTGTAGGAGCCATTAGTCAAGATGCTGGAAACCATGCTTTATCTGTTAGGTCTGAACTTGGCAATGATGCTTTCATGTCATTTCATATTGGGAGTGATTATGCTGTTCATTTTGGTTTAGATGGAGTTAGCAATAGAATGTCTGTTGGAGGATGGTCTGATGGAGCTGTTAAATATCAACTTTGGGATACTAGAGACTTTACTTCAACTAACGTAAGTAACTGGAACACCGCATATGGTTGGGGAAACCATGCATCTGCAGGATATTTAACAAGTGTTACAAATATTTCAGGATATGCTGGAACTTTAATTAGAGAAGATAATAGAACAATATCTCCTAGTGAATTAACAGCTGGCCAAATGAAATTTGGTTTCACATCTTGGAATAATGACAACTCATCTCCTTATGCTGATTTCATACACATGCGTTCTTATACAGATTCTTCTGGGGGGAGTGACAATCTTGTTATGTTCCTTAAGAGTGGTATTGGAATGCGTATTTACCAACAAACATTTGGATCTGGTAGTGCTTACAGTTCTTATGCAGATGTATGGCATTCTGGAAACTTAACTAATCTTAATCAATTAAGTAATGGACCAGGTTACATTACAGCATCTGCATTAAGTCCTTATTTGCCTTTAGCTGGAGGTACAATGAGTGGTAGTCTAACTTTTAGTTCAGCGTATAATGCTTATATATATACATTTAGTAGAGTAGGTCTTGCCAATCAAGGCAGAATTATATACAATAATGGTACAGGATCTAATATGTTTTTTGGTGAACTTGCATCAAATATATATGGATTTACATCAAATGCTTATACAGATACACCAGCACTATCTTTTAATTTATCAACAAATAACGTAGGTATTGGAACAAGTACTCCAGGTTCTAAATTACACGTTATTAGCAATGAGAATTCTGATGCAGCTGGAGCTATAAGAACTACGGCACTAAATTTAAGTCAATATGCTGACTATAGTTTTGGGGGTATAACTTCTTCATATTTTTATAGAATTGTAAGTGGAACCAATCAACATATTAGTTTGATGCCTGGTGGCACAGGTAACGTTGGTATTGGTACAAATAGTCCAACAGAGAAACTTCATGTAGTTGGTAATCAATATATTACAGGAAATATTACTGTTGGTGCTTCTGGTAATTACAGCAATGTTAATTTTATTAGAAATGATGGATCTGGTGTAGGCGGTATTGGTTGGAGAAGTGATGGCATTTTTTATGTTGGAGGGCATCTAGATTATGGTCCTAATGCAGGAAATGCTGTAAGAGTATATGGCTTTGGTGCAAATCTTTCTTTAGGAAACAATACAGCTGGAGATGTACTAACTGTTACAAATGGAGGCAATGTTGGAATTGGGACTACATCTCCTTCGGAAAAATTTCATGTATTAGGAAGAGGAATATTTGACGGAGGATCAGGAGATTCTTCTACAGATGCTGTATTATATGTAACTAAGTCAAACAATAATGACTGGGGATTATATGTAAATGCCGCAGCTCTTGACTATGGTATGTACGCTAGAGTGTCTCCTTCTGCAAACTATGCTATTGCTGTAAATAATGGAACTAGTTGGACTACGAGAATTACTGGTAATGCTGTAATTTATTTAGGTGAGAAAAATGCAATAGAAGGTAACTACGATACTTGGCTTAGATTAAATAATCAAAATCATTATGCTTCAGGCGTTTACACTCCAGGAGTAATGAGAGCTGATGGAGGATTTAATGTAAGTGGAAGTACAGTATGGCACTCAGGTAACGATGGAAGTGGAAGTGGTTTAGATGCTGATTTACTTGATGGACAAAATTCTACTGAGTTTTTACGTTTATTATCTGGAGGTGCTGAAGCAAGTTTAGATAGTTATACAGACAATGGAATCAGGCCGGTAAGTTTTGCTGGGCACTCCCAACATCTTTTGTCTTGGAATGCGGGTGGATCAACAGGAACAGTTCAACAATTGTTTCATTATGGTGTACCCAATAACGGTTGGAGAATTAGAAATAAAACTGATAACTCTTCTTGGAGTGATTGGGGATATGTTGTTATGGCTAGTTCTAACCAAGGACTTATTTCTGGAACTATTGCTACTCAATCTTGGGTGGGGTCTCAGAGTTACGCTACTACATCTTATGTAACCACCCAAATCAATAACTTAATTGCAGGAGCACCAGGAGCACTAGATACACTAGATGAATTGGCTGCTGCATTAGGAGATGATGCTTCATTTGCTACTACAGTAACTAATAGTATTGCAGGTAAGGTATCTAAGGCTGGTGATACTATTACAGGTAAAATAACCTTTCCTCCTGCCGTAGCTAATAGACCTCAATTTCCAGGAGGTATTTTAGGCTTAGATGTAGGTGACGGAAATTTTGATATTTGGGGAATCTCTAGAGATTACTATCCATCTCATCCAACTCCTTCTAGTGCATGGGGACTTAGATGGAATGGAGATAATAATGATTTTGAATTTGTAGGAGCTGGAGCTAATCGTATAGTTCTAGATATGGATGCAGGTAATTTAACTATAGCAGGATTTCTTACAGAATCATCTTCACTTAAACTAAAAGAAAATGTAAAAACAAGCGAGGGAAATTTAGAAAAGGTAGTAAATTTGAGACCAGTAACTTACAATAAGATTGGGTCTCAGACTAAAGAATTAGGACTTATTGCAGAAGAAGTTGCTACAGTCTACCCAGAGTTTGTACAATATGATGAGAGTGGAGAACCTGTAGGGGTCAACTACTCACGCTTAACTGCTGCTCTTATAGGTGCAGTAAAAGAATTAACCCAAAGAATTGAAACACTAGAAAACAATGGCTAATTTATTAATAAATACCACAGTAGGCGGAAATGCCGTAATCACAACAAGTAACATTGGGAGTTATGCTTTAACAAGTATACCTGCAACCATTGGTCCTACTAATATTAATATTGGTAATGCAATATATTTTGGAGGCGGAAACAATTATCTAAACTGGGATGGTGCTCGTATAAACTCTAATGTTGGCATTCAGAGTACCTCTGATATGCGTGCTCCAATTTTTTACGATTCCGCAGATACTAGTTATTACCTTGACCCCAATGGTAATAGTGTATTAACTACCGCAACATTTAACGTAAATGCGTCTTCTATTATAACACTTACATCAGCTGGAACAAATGCTTCTATGATAAAAGCTGGGGCTGGTGATGAGTTGTATATTGGTGGTAATAACACTTGGCAGATGAGATTTAGTGGTGCTAATGTTCTAATGGACAATGGTGGTTATCTTCAAAATAACGAATCTCTAAGAGCACCTATTTTTTACGATTCTAATGATACTGGATATTACCTTGATCCTAATGGACTTTCAGTACTTAGTCATATTCGACTAAATAATAACTGGGCTAATGCTGGGATTAACCAAGGAGCTATAAACATTAGAGGACAGTATCCTTCAATGCAATTTAGAAATACTGTTTCTGACAGTATGTGGTTGAGACACATGGATGCAAGTGGAACCATACAACATTATTATGCTTCAGATGGAGTTGATTCATCTAATTGGAGTATAAAACATTCAATGTTTGGTAATGGAAACTTCTCTTCTGTAGGAACACATACAGCATCTCAATTTATTGGATCAGGAGCAGGGTTAACAGGAACAGCCAGTTCATTAAGTGTAAATTATGCTACGGGTGCAGGTGCTTTAGGAGGCTATAGTCTAGATACTATGAAGAAGTATATCTGGTCTAGAGGAGAAAACTTACTTAGTAATGGAACAGGTTTGATGGGTAACAACACAAACTTTACTTCATTTACATTTGATGGTAGTCAAGCGTATTTCTCAAGTGGATCATTTAGATATACTGGACAATACCAAGCTCCAAATACTGATGAGTTAATGCCTGTCAATCCAGAGAAAAGATATCGTTTAGATTTTTGGGCAAGAACTACAAATGGACAAGGTGCATATTATGCTTATTTAAACTTTTTTGATGTAGATGGTAATACAATTACTGCAGTTACTCATATGTATTATGCTAACACTCTTACTACGTTGGCACAAACTCTTAACCCTGGGGATACAGTTGTTTACTTAACTAGTGCTGCTAACTGGGAAAATGGGGGAACAGCAGGAGTATCTACCCACATCAGATCATTTATATTCTGGAACTATGTTAACTCATTTGGATATGCTTATCCCCCAGAAACTTATTCTCAAAACTGGTACGGAGGAAGATGGGATCCTGGAGCTGTTAACTACGCCACTAATACTATTACTCTGATTAGTCCTTGGAATGGTCCTTCTATTGCTTCTGGTACTAAGTTAAGTAATGGTAGTGCAGGTGGTACATATAAGTACATTGCTTTGGGATACACTATTGTACCAACTACATGGACAAACTATGTAGGTATAATGGACGGTGTAGATTATAGTGGTACAAATGCTGGAGGTAAGTTTCCTCCAGGTACAGCTTCTGCTAAATTAGGATTCTTAACCGATTACAATGCTAGTGGTGATACAATTTTTCTTGCAAATTTATTTGTTGGAGTAGATACTGATTATCCTATTTATGACAAAACAATTGGAAATACTAAAATAGAAAAGAGTGGTGCTTTTTATGGTACTATTTTTTATGATTCAAATAATACTAGTTACTATTTAGATCCTAATAGTACTAGTAATTTATATCGTGTAGATGCAGCCTCTCAAATGAGAGCGCCAATTTTTTATGATTCACAGGATACAAATTATTATTTAGATCCTAATAGTACTTCTAGATTAGTTACTGTTAATGCTGACACACTACGTTCTTATAGTAATGTTTACACAGATGGAAACTATGGTAATGGTCTTGTAGGTCTTTATTCTGCTGAGAGATACCAAGGTGTATTTGCAATGGGGGACTCTTATAAGTTGGCTGCTAATGGTACAACTACTGGAAATCTTTATGGTATTGCATGGACACATACAAATGTAGGAGGACAATCTAAATCTGGCTTAGGGCATCAGGCTTTATTCATGGATAATGGTGTTACCCAAACAGCTATTGGTTCAGGTATCTGGACTTCAGGACTTATTACTACAACTTCTTATGGAACATCCTCTAACTGGAATACCGCATTTGGTTGGGGTAACCACGCTAGTGCAGGATACTTAACAGGAATAACATCAGGACAAGTAACAGGTGCTTTAGGATATACTCCTTATAACTCTAGTAATCCTAGTGGATATATTACATCATCAGGAAGTATTAGTGGTAGTGCGGGTAGTGTGACTAATGGAGTTTATACAAATGTTACAAATACAATTGTAAATGGGGATGCTGCTGCATTAATAGTTTATGGAGCTAGCTCATATAATGCTGCTGCGGCTTTACATCTTGGTGGTTGGTCAACAGATACAACATATGCTCGTATAAGAACTTCTAACGGTAATCTACATATAGACACTAGAGGTGGAGCAGGTAATGTTTATCAAATGTATTTTAATCATTACTCAAGTGGGGATATGTACTTTGGCAATGGTGGTGGAACTGTTTACATATATGGTGGAAGATTAAAACACTCAAATAATACCGATTATGTTTATAACAGTGGTACTTGGAGTATTAATGTAACTGGCAGTTCAGGAAGTGCTGGTAATGCTACAAATCTTTCTGGGCTTGGTACTATCCAAAGTACTTCAACAGGAACATCTTATACAACGAATTATCAAGTAAGAGAGAATAGTGGAGGAAGTGGAAATACAAACGAAATATATGCACCTCAGTTAGCATTCCATTGGGGGGGTGTTGTTGCTTCTAGTATCATGATGGAATCTAGTGGTAGAATGGCTATTAGAAATAACCCAGGGGGATCGTATGAAAACTTTATAGCAGCTGTAATTTACTCTTCTGGTTATGGAGATTCCACACAATGGAATACAGCTTATGGGTGGGGAAATCATGCAAGTGCTGGCTATCAAGCTGCTTCAACTGCAATTACTACAAGTAATATAGGTTCACAATCTGTAAGTTATGCTACTACATCGGGTGCGTTAACTTCAATGAACATCTCTCAATTCACAAATAACTCTGGTTATATTACAGGATATACAGAAACAGATACATTGGCTACTGTTACTGGAAGAGGATCTACTACAAGTTCTTCTATTACTGCAGAAAGATATAGAGGTAATAACAGTTTAATTCTTAATAGTTTTACAACAGTTAACCCTTCTTCAAACGTATTTTTATACAGTCAACCAAACGATAGAGACTCTTGGATTTATCTAGATAGTGCAGACACTGGTTCAAACTGGGGTATTTACCATAGGCAAATTGATTCTGCTGTTGGTGGTATGGAAGGTAATTCAATTGGTTTTATTGGAGGTGGAGCAAATGGATTACGAGCATATATTGGTCTTAGCACAGGTAATGGATATTTTGCAGGAACATTGTCTGCATCAAATTTAAGTGGTACAAATACAGGTGACCAGACAAATATTAGCGGTAATGCTGCTACTGCTACTTATGCCACTACAGCAGGTTCTGCTCCAGCTAATGGAGGTAACTCCTCTACTGTAGGAGGATATAGTGTATCTGTAGGAGCTAGTGCTAATACTATTCCTACTAGAAATGGAAGTGGTTATTTAATTCCTGAAAGTTGGATTCAACTTAATGGTATTTATGGATTATACTCTCCAACAAATGGTGCTCATTTAAGACCTAATGATGGAAGTTATGGTCCCTGGCTAGTTACTGGCACTAGAAATGGATGGAACGGAATTGAGTTTAATGCATCAAATGGAAACGTATCATTGATGGTAAATCCAACCTCTAACACAACTGGATTTCACAACAACGCCTATGGATGGCAGTTCTATTGGGAAAGTGGTACATTATATTGTCACAAAAATGCATATGGCGCTGGAGCTCAAGCAACTGTACTAGACTCATCTAACTATTCTTCTTGGGCTCAACCAATTGCATCTGCAATTAATACAGGTAACATTGGGTCTCAGTCAGTAAGTAATGCATCCACAGCAGGAGGATTAGCTGTTCATAGTAGTAGAAATAACGAAGCAAATAAAATTGTTAGAACTGATGCAAATGGATATATTCAAGCAGGATGGATTAATACTCCTTCTGGAGTATTCTCTTCTGCTATAACCAAGATATATTGTTCGGATGATGACTATGTAAGATTTCAAACACCTGCTACTTTTATTTCTAATTTAGGATTAATTACTACTTCTAATATTGGAAGTCAATCCGTGTCTTACGCAACAACAGCAGGTACAGCAAATGCAGTAGCATGGGGTAATGTATCAAGTAAACCGTCTTATGTAATGTATTATCAAGGATTTACTCTTGATGCTAATACAATGGACGCTAACTCTACAGGATTTACATATTCAGTAAATGCTCCATATACAGGACCTATTGCTAGATTTAGTGAACCAGGATACTCATTACAACTTAACGCTGCCTATAGTGGTAGTGGAACAGGTATTGCCTTTAGAACAAGAAATGGCGATGCTGGTTCATTTAACCCTTGGAGAGTACTACTTAACGATGCAAACTATACAGCTTACTCTCCGTCTCTTGCAGGAACAGGTGCTTCAGGAACTTGGAGCATTAGTGTTACTGGATCTGCTGGATCAGTAGCATGGACTAACGTAAGTTCTCGTCCTACTGCCTTGTCTCAATTTACAAACGATCTAGGTAACTATGGAGGATTTTTAACTTCTATTACTGCACATACTCACGCTATATCAGATGTAACAGGATTACAAACAGCTCTTGATAGTAAGCAGGCTTCTCTTGGATTTACCCCATACAATAGTACAAATCCTAGTGGGTATATTACAGGTATTTCATTTGCAAACGTTTCATCTAAGCCAACTACAATTAGTGGTTATGGAATTACAGATGCAATTACAACTGCTAACATTGGAAGCCAATCAGTAACTAATTCAGCTCAGCTTAATGGCTTGAGCAAAATACAACTTTGGAATAACAGTGGACAAGGACATAGCACGTATCAAACATTTGGAGCAATTCCAAACTTTGGTGTTTGGTTTATGCAAGGCTCTACTGCTAACGATACTCCACAATCAGGTTCTCAATACTATGTACAGACACAAGGTCTAGGCAATGATTATGCATATGGTACTTATGGATTAATGACTGCTGTAGCAAGAGATCATGCTCGTAAGTATACTTATTATAGAACACAAGAAGGTGGTAGTTGGGGAAGTTGGACAAAAGCAGCTGCTGGATATGCTGATGAAGCAGGTGTTTTAACTAGCATGAACATTTCTCAGTTTACGAATAACTCTGGTTATATTACAGGAATTAACTCAGGTAACGTAACCACAGCATTAGGCTTTACTCCGTACAATGCTACAAACCCAAGTGGTTATATTACATCAAGTGCTAGTATCTCAGGAACAGCTAGTAACATTACAGCATACACCATTAACCAGAGTGTAGGTACAGGTAACTCTCCTACTTTTGCTGGCTTAGCTAATACAGGAGGTTGGTACTCTTATAATGATGACGACAGAAATCCAGGTAGTGCAAATCACTATCCTACAACATCAGCTAGATCATTTAGATTTTCATTTGTAGGAGCAGGAAGTGTAGGTGCTGTAGGTAACTATGCAGGTTTATTACAATTTAATCCTTGGGATGGCACAACTTCCTCTACAGGAGATTCTTCTTATCAGTTAGCATTTGTTAATCAAACAGGTGTTAATGGTTCTGGAAATCCTGGCTTAAGATTAAGAAAAGGTATTGATAGTACTTGGGGAGCTTTTTGTGATATTTTAACTTCAGTTAATTACACAAGTTATTCTCCTACACTAACGGGTACTGGGGCAAGTGGTACATGGAGTATTTCGGTATCAGGTAATGCAGCAACAGCCACCAACGTGGCTTATTCAGGATTAACTGGAACAGTTCCTACTTGGAATCAGAATACTACGGGTAGCGCTGCCACTGTAGGTGGATATGCTCCTTCTGGTAGTGTAGGTGCAAACACAGTGGTTATTAGAGATGCTAACAACTACATCTATGCTCATTACATTAACTCAAACGTATCTGAAACAGAGAACCCAACTATCAACTCATTCTATACAAGTAATGGAGATGGATGGTTAAGGAAGTCTAGTGTTGCTCACGTTAAGTCTCAATTAGGATTAGGGTCTATGGCCTATGAATCTAGTGGTACTTATCAAACTGTATCTGGAGCAATTAATACAGGAAACATCGCTAGCCAATCTGTAAGTTACGCTACAATATCACAACAGCTTACTAAGTTTGGAGATATCTATGGTCAAGATTGGAATAGCTATTTTATTACTGCTAAGTTAATTGTATCTAATGCATTAGGTCACACTGGAGCTAATAGACCTAGTGATTCTTATGGTTATGGTACTGTTTTATCTTATGGTGAAACTGGAGGTCCTTTGATGCAAATGTACTTCCCTGAAGATGTTGCTAATACTGGAGGTGCATATAGAGCTTTGGCTTATAGATCTGGATATAATGGTAGCTGGAGTGCTTGGAAAACTGTAGTAAACCAAGTAGGTAATACTTGTACTGTTGCTGGAAGTAATGGAACAGGTTTACAAGTTCACTCTAACGTAGGGTATAACCAAGATCCTTTGACTTACTTCTTATTGAGAGGTCAAGCAGATTCTAGTTGGAAAACATTTAAGATACTTCTTACTGGAGATGCAGGAGGTCAAGACATTGAATTCAGACGTATTGCAGAGAACAGTACAGACTCAAGAATGTTCTACGTTCCAAGAGGCTTAAACCAAGTAATTTTTGACTACACAGTTGTTCAGCCTTCAGATTCTAGACTTAAGGATAACCTCACTCCTATTACTACTCCTGTAGAAAAGATTAAATCTCTACGTGGTGTAGAGTTTGATTGGAACTCAGGTGAGCACGTAGGCACACATGATGTAGGTCTTATTGCTCAAGATGTTGAGGCAGTACTTCCAGAAGCGGTTACTACTCAAGAAGATGGATACAAGAACTTGGCTTACACTAAAGTTATCCCTCTATTGGTAGAAGCAATGAAAGAACAACAAACAATGATCGAGGCTTTAAGGGCTGAGATAGAACTATTAAAAAACAAGTAACTTGACAAAATAAACTTTATTGAGTATATTTGTTATGTATACAAATCTAAAATTATAATTATAAAACAATGGCACTTAAAATCACAAAAAACATCGGGACGGATAAGGGGATAACTTCTGAAGCCTATGTCCGTATTGCTGACTACCAAATTTCTAAATCTGGTAACGCTAACTTCCGCATCCAACTTTACTTAAGTGAAGCTGATGCTACTCCTAGTAACGCTTCTATGGGCCCTATGGGTGGAGATCAAGCACGTAACCAAGCAATTGGTGAGTACTTATCTGTTCCTTTGACTAAGCAAGTAGAAGAGGTAAAGACTCGCACTATGATGCAACCAGTAGAGAAGGACGTAGTTAAGACTCGTACTATCACTAACGCAGAAGGTGAAGAGGTATCAGAAGAGTACACTGTAAAAGAGTACACTACTGAAGAAGTTACCGAGGAATACACAGTAACTAACACAGTTCCTGATTTATCTTCAGCTGAAGGTGTTGACATTTTTGCATTTGGCTACAGCCACTTGAAAGCAAAACTTGTCAGCTTATTCACTGCTGCTAAGGTAGAAGACTGCTAATTTGGCAGGATTTATAAAAAAGCATTATATTTGCATAAACCAACTAAACATATAAATCATGGCAACTAAATTAAACGAACAAGAAATTGAAGCAATCAAAGGCTTCCAGCAGAAGACTCAAAACGTAATTATGGATTTGGGTAAGATTGAACTCCAGATGAATGACTTGCTTTCTGTAAAAGAGAAAGTAAAAGAAGCAATGGCAGAAGTAGTAAAAGAACAGAATGAGTTCTTCCAATCTATTGAAGCTAACTATGGTAAAGGTCAAATCAACTTGGATTCATTTGAGCACATCCCTGCTGAAGTACCTGCTGAAGAAACTCCTGTAGTTCCCTTTACTCAGGCAGAAGTAATTTAAGTAATTTATTAAACTATTAGTTTAAAGAAACCCTCAGAGAAATCTGGGGGTTTTTTGTTTAATCTACAAGTAGTTGACTTATTTTTTTAAAGGTTTATCTTTGCCCATAACCAACCTTTTCTCACCTAAGTACCGTTTATGAAAGTCCGAAGTTGCTTTGAACATCCTTTCAGATACCACTGTGCTGGTGAGTTTAACTGTTTTTCTCACTGCTCTACTTTCTAAGTGGGTTATAGAAGACATTATTAAATTCTTAAAGAATAAAAAAGGTAACATATGAAACTATTAAACTTTATTGGCGGACTCTTCAAAGATGAGAAGGGTTCTGTCTCCATGAAACGATTGTGCGGATTAGCATGCACAATTACACTATGCGCTACATTGTACGCTAACTCTTTTACTGAAGCTCACTTTGCTCCTTCTGTTCCTTTGGTGGATGCAGTTGCTTTGTTGGCTTTTGGTTGTTTAGGTTTGACTTCTGTTGAGAAAATCATGAAGAAGCCAGAAGCACCTAGCGAAGACTAATTTACTATAAATTATAAACTATAAACTATAAACTATGAGCTACACAAGAGAACAAATCGAAGCGGCTATGAAAGCTAAAGGTTACAAGTACTTTGAAAACGGAGACTTTAATATCAATATCATTGGTGTTAGAAACTCTGCTACTGGTACTAAAGTAACTAACGTATTTGACGATCACTTGACTCTTTCTTACAAAGAAGGTGGAGAGTGGAAATTTAAAATCTGGCCTGCTACTACAGATCCAGGAACTAAGGGAGTTAAAGAATTCCATAACGCTGCAGGTGTTGCACGTTTAGTACCTGGTCAATACTCAGGTTCACACCACATTGCATTACACCAAGGTAAATACGAAGCCCTTAAGCAAAAGGCTAACGTTAAAGTTTACCGTGATGCTAACAAAGACATGAACTATGATGAGTCCAAGATACAAGAAGGGATCTTCGGTATTAACATTCATAAAGCTGGTGCAGACTCTACCTACGTTGAGAACTGGTCAGAAGGTTGCCAAGTGTTTAAGAAGTCTGCCGACTTTGATGCATTCTTGGCTATCTGTAAGAAGGCTGCAACATTGGGTGGTAATTCTTTTACGTACACTCTTATCGAGTCTAAAGATATTAAATAAATGAAAGGACTTCTAGTAAGTCTTTTTCTGATTCTCTCTATCCCCTGTTCTTCTCAGATTAAAGTGATGAAGGCAGGGGATGGTTGGGATTTAAAGGTAGACTCAGCCTTAGCATTAATTGCTCAAACAGATGTCAACATATACACTAGATTGATAGATGTCTGCGACATAGTAGACTTTTGGATTAGTCCCTATTCTTCTAACAACATATCTCAAGACGGAAACACTATTTACATAGCCGTAGGAGATGCAAAGATGAACTCAATTGCTAACTTAGCTTGCGTTCTTGTACATGAAAGTCTTCACCTAAGCTACTTGCTACATCCAGTAGTACAGAGTCTAGATGAAGAAGAACTTAAGTGTTACATATACGAACTAAGTTTTATAAATAAACTACCAACCCCAGAGCCTTGGTTACAGGCAAACGCTGTAGAACAAATACACAAACTAAGTAAAATAAAAACAAAATGAACAAATTAATTAAAGTCTTCATCGGGGTGCTTACATTGTTGGTTGGCAATGTATCAGCACAAAGTTCTGCTACCTCTCCAGGTACAGGTCACTGGGTAGTCATTGACTCAGGCTATCAAGTAGCTACTAACACTGTAGGTCAGACAGTTGCTCCTCTACATTTCTATAACACTTCTACTTCAGAGAAGATCACAGGTATGCAATTCCGTGTGTTCTACGACAAAACAGCTTTTACTGCAGTCGTTCCTTCTCTTAAGATTTCTACTACAGATCAATATCTTCAGTACGTAGATAGTAACACACAAGGATTCTTAACAGTTACCTTGGCTTACACAGGTACTAGTTCTACTTACAACTATTCTAACGGAGCTACATTTGATTTGACTTTCACTCACGCTGCTGAGTCTGTATGGAACAGTTTAGATTCTATCAAGACTTTAAAAGTTGCAGGTGTTAAGTCATTCTCTAATAGAGCTGCTACTAACTGGGGTAACGACACTACTTTGGTAGTTTACTCTTATGGTGGACGTTTCAACCAAAAGGTATTAAGATTTGCTACTAAGTTTAAGAACGTTACAGGTACAGATGCTAAGAACTTAACAGTTAGCTTAGAGAAAAGAGCTAAAGGTTCTTCTACCTGGACTGAAGTTGCTGCACAGAAAACTAACTCTAACGGGGTTACTGTATTCCGTAAGTTCTTAGATACTACTTATTGGGATGTACGTATTGCAGTTAAAGGTGATACAATGACTCCAGGTAACGTATTCTCTACTGCAGATGCACAGAAGGTTAACCAAGCTATCTTAGGTCAATACACTCCCGCAGGATTTGATTACTACACAATGGATGTAAACGGTACTACTGGTGATATTTCTATTGCTGATGTATACTCTGTATACGGACGTTTGGCAGGTAGATTCTCTGCTTGGCCTAACTCAAAGAAAGATGTAATGTTCTTCACAGTTGCTGAATATAATTCAATCAACGGATCTGCTTCTAACTTAACTGCTACTTACTCTACTGTAAATAACTTTACTTACTCTGTAGATGGAAGAGATTCTATTACTTACTATGTAGCTGTTAAAGGAGATGCAAACTCTACAGGATTTAAGATGGCTCGTTTAACTCCTATTAAGATTGTTAACTCTGCTAATGCAAAGCGTTACATTATTGACGAAACTGTAAGTTATGATTTCCCTGCAGAAACTATTGAGGTAAACATGCCCAAAGTAAGTGTAGAAGAAGGAAACCTAGTTAACATTCCTGTTAAAGTTTTAACTAACGGAAAGAACTTAGGTGCATTACAGTTAGATCTTAAGTACGACACAGCTTACTTAGAGTTTAAAGGTATTGAGAACTCTGAGAAGATGATGAAGTGGACTACTTATATGAACCCTTCTAATGGTATAGTATCTTGGGGAGGTGCTGACTTAACTAACGAGAACATGCTTAATGACGGAGAACAGGCTTTCAATGTTCAGTTCATTGCTAAGAAGCCTCAAGATAGTTGGGCAAGTGCAGCTTTATGGACAGGTGCTAAATACGTAGGAGACAAAAACTCTAAGGATATGAACATCACTCCTGCTATGGGTATTATTGAAGTACGTAGAGTTAACAAAGGAACTGTTTCGCTTAATGATTTAAACTCTATTATAGTATTTCCTAATCCTACAGAAGGAGATATTCAGATTCAATTCAAGATTAAAGAAGACTCTAACGTAGACATGGCTATCTCTGATGAGGTAGGAAGACGCATACAGACTATTTTAAAACAACGTATGCCCGCAGGTAAGTACAAGTATAGTGCAAACCTAGATCGTCTTTCTAATGGCCTCTATATCCTTTCTGTAACAACTGAGACAGAAGTATTACATTCAAAAATAATTGTACAAAAATGAACATTAAAAAAACACTTGGTTTTACCCAAGCAGAGCCAGTAGCAGTAGATCCTAAGAACAGGTTCTACTATATGCTACAACAAATGCAAGCTAATCGTTGGAGAATTACAGCAATTGTATTAGGTTTGTTTACTTTAATTATTGTTGGTATTAATGCAGCAGTATTTTTAGGAGCATCTATTGGAGAAGATTGGAAAGAAATGTTACTTATTTTGTTGGGTGCCTTTGTAGGTAACTTAAACAAAGTAGTTGACTACTGGTTCAATTCTGAAGATAGAGATAAAATGTTAATCTCTAAAGTAGATGAGGAAGACGATACCCCAGAAATCATAGCTGCTAAATATAGTAAAAGAGAAGAAAATTAAGTATATTTACTTATGGCTTACGTGTATAGACATATTAGATTAGATACGAATATTCCATTTTATATTGGAGTAGGCGTAGATGATAATGAAGGAAAATTTAAGAGGTCTAAAGCAAAAGAGCATCGTAATGAGTATTGGCATAATATTATAGCCAAAACAAACTATAGAGTAGATATTATTATGAATGACTTAAGTTGGGAAGAGGCTTGTGAAAAGGAAAAGGAACTCATTAAATTATACGGGAGAAAAGATAAGTCTGAAGGTTTTCTAGCAAATCAAACAGATGGAGGTGATGGTGGTACTGGTGTAATTGTAAAACAAGAAACACGAGAGAAGATAAGACAATTCCAAATCAGTTTAGATAAAAAAGGAAAACCAGGTAGAGTATGGACGCAAGAATCAAAAGATAAACTTGCAAATACAATACGAGGAATTAAACATACTCCTGAAGCTATAGAGAAGATGCGTAAGCCTAGAGAAAATACTGCAAATTATAAATACCCAAAATCAAAAGTATCATGTGAGGTTTGTGGCTTTATGGCACAACCTGCTGCAATCTCAAGATGGCATAATACAAATTGTAAAAAGTCTTTATCTAATACAAGTAATCCTTAATCATGGCTATACCCTGTCCGATGTGTAAAGAACCCCTAGGCTTAGACTTAAAGTTTATCTTAAAGAATCCTAAGTCTGGGTGTCCACACTGCAGTACTATCTTTAACTTCACAATAAATGAAGAAATAAAAACATCCTTCTACTCTGCAATTAAGGAAATAGAAAGTGTCAAGAAATCGTACCAGGGTACAGTTAAATTTAAATAAAAAACAACACAAACTAATATATAAATTATGGCAGATTCAATTGCAGATCAGTTCAGAGGACTTCCTATCGAAGACCTTATTGTAAGCCCTATTGTCGGAATGGCAAAAGGACAAGCTAAATTAAATGAAGTAACTTGGAGATACATCTCTGAGGTAGCTTTTGAGAAAAAAGGTGATGCTAATGTTGCACGCTCACTTGATGTAGAGATGCAACGTGTATTCACAGACGGAGACACAGGAGTTCAAGAACTTAAGACTGTTTACAGTAAAGTTCCTATGCTTCCTTTGGTTCCGTTGCCTTCTTTGGCAATTACTTCTGCTGACATCAATTTCACTATGGAAGTAAAAACTTCAGACATGTCTAAAGAATCTAACGATTCTGAGACAGCTTATGAAGTAACTGCAGGTGGCAAATGGTGGGGTATGAGTTTCAATGCTAAGGTATCTGGTAGCGTAAGTGCTCACAAAGAGAACACTAGGCAGACTGATAACTCAGCTAAGTACGAAGTAAAAGTACATGCAGAACAGTTGCCTCCAACAGAAGGCATGCTTAAATTATCTGACTTCCTTACTGCAATGTTAGAGCCTTCTTTGGTTCCGTTGAGTAAAGAATCTTAATCAGAAAATTTAACTAACTTTGCTGTATGGCAAGATTAAACATTGAGGAACTTGTAGGCGGTCTATTAGAGGCCGCCATGGTTTCTCAGAGTATTAGTGAAAGACAACACATTAATGCTCTACGAAATTACTTTAATGAGGATGGTACTCCAAAGGTTACAAACTTTATGATTGGGGACAAGGAGTTACTAGTGCCTCTTTATATTCTAGCAGATCACTCTTCTATTGGACTAGATGAGTTAGATATAGAGTTTGAAGCTAGATTAATTTTTGGGGATGAGGAGAAGGAAGTATCCAGTCTTAAGAAGTCTCTACTGGGACTATTTAAGAAGAAGGGGTACGAACACAATATAAAAGGAATTGAAGTAGACTCAGGAATCAATCCAAGTTCTTCAGGGATGGCTAAGATTAAAGTTAAATTTAAAGCCGATGAAAAGCCTGAAGCCGTGTCTAGAATCATTGACTCTTATATACAAGCATTAGGACAAACAAACTAATATGGAAGAAGGATCTATGGGTAAAACATTTTTTGAGAAGCTGAAAGAGCAATCTTTCACTATTATATTATTAGTGGGTATCCTGTACTACCAGAACATGAACTTTAAAATTCAGTTAGAAGAGTATAAAAAGATGATAACTGATAAAGAAACTTTAATCCTTAAACTTACTGATGATGAAAGAGCTAGAATGATTGAGCGTAATCAGTACCTAATGGAGCAAAGAGATAAATACGTAGAAGAACTTATAAATAAAAATTAATATCATGTCAGAAGAAAAAGAAGAAAGCGGTATGTCCGCTATCAAAAAAACTATCATTGGAGCAATTACTACTGCTGTTACAGCAGGTGGTGCTTGGTTTGCTACTCATCTAGGAGGAGGCGAAGAACCTAAAGAAGATGCTAAGACAGAACAATCTGCTCAGCCTGTTATTAACGTTAACTTAGAGAACAACAACACTAACCAGCAAAAGCAATCAGGTGGAGGTACTACTACCATCATCAGAGAGAAAGAGGTTTCAAAGCCTGCTGCTACTCCTGCTCCTGCTACTAAACCTCAACCAGATGAAGAAGATCCTTGGTAGTCTATTGTTGACTGTTGTATTGTTTGCTTGTGGTAGTATGAAAACAACCACAGATGATGAGCCTGTAGTATCTAAGGACATCTCAAGTGTTTCTGGTTACACAGATTCTATTAAAAAAACAGTTCAAGTAGTTAGTGTAGACATGACAAAAGTCTTAAGTTTGTATCCTGCATTACAGGAGAAGAACGTAGGCTTAGGTTTTGCTGAATCCGTATTAGATTATTTAGATGAAACGAATCGTTTTATATTTACTGAGGAGAAGAGTGAGATCAAGGAGAGGATGGTAACTCAGTTTAAAGCTTCAAAGAAAGGTGTATTTGATGAACCCATTGATGGAAAAGGTAAGATTAAACCTGCTCACTACTTTGTTTATGTTACTGTGGCCGATTTTGCTGTTGATGAAGATGAGCAAGTTGATGGTCTTAAGTCGAAGGTTGCTGTTACTACCTTTATTCGCTTACAAGTGCGTTTTGTTGACGCAAAGACAGGTCAGATATACATTGGATCTGGAGAAGGCGAATCACAAAAGGTAGGCGAATCTTTCTTAAAGTCTCTAGACGATATGAAGTTTTCTCAAAGTACTGTCGGTAAAGCTACCAGAAAGTCTTTAGAAACTGCTTGTACTAATGTGATTCAAAATCTCATTAAGGCAGGTGTATTTAAAAACTAAGATATTAATCCTATTCATGATAGCTCTGTCCCTCAAAGGCCAGAGCTTTATGTATTCTTACACAGATCCGTGTACACAAGAGTTAAAATTTATTAACGCAAATATGTCTAGTCCTATAGTAATTGCTTACTATGGACAGGTACAAACTTTCTCTTATACAGAATTAACAGATGGAACATTTGATAATTGGATAAATAGTGTATATTTGAAGTATAAAAATACATCACCCTGTCAAGGAGTTGGAGTAACTACTACAACAACAACGACTACAAATGCGACCTTAAACATTGTAAGTAATGTTATGAATCTAGGGGCCATATCAAATGTAGGAAGTGTTAACGTAGATGTAGGTGGGAGTACTTCTTCAGGAACTAACGTAGGAACTAACAATAAAACCAATAGCAATGACAATCGAACTAACTCTCGGAATCGTACTAGCAGTAGCTCTAGTGGTTCTGGTAATTCTGGCAGCTCGTCAGGAGAAAACGGACAATCAAACGGTGGAGGTAACTCCTCAGAAACCTCAGGCAGTAACCAATCCAGTAGTGGAAGCAGCGGAGACGGTAATGCAGGAAGCAGTGGTGACAACTCCAGTAGTGGAAGTAGTGGAAGTAGTAGCGGAAGCTCCAGTGGTAGCAGTGGAAGTGGAAGTGGCTCAGGAAGTAGTGGCTCCTCCAGTGGTAAAACCGAAGAAAAAACGGAAGTACAAACCGAGAAACCCTCAGAACAAAAAGTAGAAGAAACTAAGACTGAGCAACAAAAGTCTCAGTCTGGTGGTACTGTGAAAGCAGCCAATAAAGCTAAAGCCGAAGTTGCTAAGCCTGCGATCATAGTAACGGGTGATTTAGTTGGTATTCAGACTAAGTCTGATGGAGCACAAGATGCAAGAGGTACTGCTTCCTTTACAAGAGTAAAAGGAGATGGTACTTCTTCTCTTGGGTTTTCAGCCGATTATATGCTTAATGCTAAGATCGGTAATATCTCCTGTGTCCGTTCATGGATAGGAGCAAACAAAAAAGGGCATAAACACATTAGTGTAGTATCAGATGGAATGAGTCTGATGCCTAAAGCCTTCTCTAACACAGCTCTGTTTGTTAGAGTAAATTCAGTCAAGAACTTTACAGCACTCTACGGAGCTGCTGGAACTTATGGTAAACTCTACGGAGAACAAATGATCTCTACTATTGTTATAGGGGGATTTATGTATAAGGGAAAACTTACTAAACATATAGATGCTACAATTATTATGGCAGGTATCTATTCTCCCTACTCTAAGTATTATACAGAGTCTTTATTTAAAGCTAAGCCTATTGTAATTCCTTTTGTAAACCTTACCTGGAAGATGACTAAGACATTTGGTCTAGGTATTACAGGAGGAGGAACTTATGTAGCAGGTCAGGACATTCTCAACTTTCAAATCTTAATGGGAGCAAAGTTATTGATATGAGGTGGGTTATTGTTCTATTCTTCTTTGTGAACGCACTGAGTGCACAATTCACTTATTCTGGATACTTGTATAATGCAAATGGATCTGGTGCAAACAACGTGGCTGTAAAGCTATATAGAAGGACAAATTCTACTATAACAGGATTTACTTCTCAGAGTAATTATAATGGGCACTCTTACTATCGTTCTACAGGAACAGCTAACTGGACTACAGCTAAAGCTAACTGTGTTGCTATGGGTGGTTATTTAGTAACAGTTACAAGTTCAGGTGAAAATAGTTTCTTATTTAATCTTTGGCCTTCTGGTTGGATAGGACTAACAGATGAAGTAACAGAGGGGACTTGGAAATGGGTAACAGGAGAAACTTTTTCTTACACAAACTGGAACTCAGGAGAACCCAATAACTCAGGTAATGAAGACTACATTCAATTTGTAGGTAGCGGTAAGTGGAATGATTTAAACAATAGTAGTAGTCTGGCTTATGTTATAGAATTTGATTACATAGTAACAACTTCTTCTTGGACCCTTTATAAAACTATTTATACTAACTCTTCGGGTTACTATTCTATTTCTGAGACTTATGATCCTTCTAAGGAGTACTACATAGAGATAGCTGCCCCTACTAGAGTCCAGGCTTATGCAACCTCAGATATCCAAGGAGTATCTAATACTATACTAGGAAAAACTACAAGAAATGGTTTGTCTTTTCACATGTATGATGTAAATGAAGATGGATTACTTTCAGTAGCAGACAAGTATTATGTGGCTGCAAGAAAAGCAGGAAGGTTTTCTAAGTGGAGAACAGCTCCTGACGTAAGAATCTTTACTACTTCTCAATACAATGCAATTAAAGCGGCTACTACAAATGTACGTGCAACTTATCCTGGAGTTTCCACTCATACAACTTCTACTTTAACTAGTGGAGGAACTTTAAATCTCTACATAATAGCTCCTGGTTATGCTGGAGCAGTAACCTACTAACTATTAAATTATGAAAAAACTATTTATACTTTCCGCTTTAGTCACTATGATGACTTCTCTGAGTGCTCAATGCTATAAGATTGACACTGTAACCTCAATTGCTACTGTAACAGAGATAGGAGGAAGACCTATAATCTTTGGAGCACAAACTACTCTAGAAGAGATTGCTTCAGCCAAGTACCAATTATGTAATGAGGGCAGTCCTATTTCAGGAAAAATCAAATCCATTGCAATGCCAGAACAACTTGTAAATATTGTAGGCTTACAGTTTCTTAAACGAGAATACATTGTAAGTACAGAAATTAACGTAAATGGAATTCTTCTTCAAGGAGAAGCTAGTAAAGTAGTTTACGTTAATGCTATGTTTGTTTCTGTAGAAGGTATTCCTCATAACAGAAAAGCTTATTCTAAAGCTTTAGAGAAGTCGTTTAAGAGTGGGTTTGAGAGTTTAAAATAGGATAGGTTCCTTCTCTCTCCGAGAAGTAGTCTATTTTGACTTTCTATTCTAACTTATATTACAGCAGTTTTTAACCAAATAGCTCCTCAGAGCTAAGTCTCTATTCTGTCCACTTATTGCCTACGGTCTATTGGTTGTAGGTTAGAGCACTGTAAACTTTATTAGAACATTTTGACACTATCGGAGAAACCTCTTTTCACCTCTGAGGGCTACTCATACAATCCAACTTCTAGCAGATTACTTTTAAATCCTCGTCTGCGAACACAAAGATGTGATGTCACTACGAAGGTAACTACATTTTGTAGTCAACTGTTTGCTCTGTGGATAAATTGTGGGATTAAATTCCTGCTGACTTCTGAGCATGCATGTAGTCAGTCTGTTGCATAGGTTGGTCTTCATCTAAAAGTTCTGTTAATGCTTCTTCAATGTAGTCAAAAAGCATTTCTTCGTTATACTTTTTACGATAAGTGAATGCTTTAAAGCCATCATAGAGAGCTAATTTAAATCCTCCTATATCTCCTTCTAGCTTTACCTGCTCATCTTGGAGTGCTAGTAAGAAAATATCAAATACTTCCTGGGCATTTGGTTTTTTAATTTTATCCATCGACATAACAAATCCTCCTTGTACAAATATAATCTTTAATTATTTTTTGTCTAGACATAGTTTTTCACTAAAATAACCATAGGTGTTAAGAGTTGGGTTAACACGGTTAATATCTTAAGTTAAAAGTATTCTTTGAGTTAACATATAACTTGACTTTTTTTGTTAAGATAGTATATTTGTTTACGTTAAAACAAAACCAACCAATGAAAGTAGCACGTAAATACGAAGAAGGAGTTAAGTTGCATCAGGCATACATTGATGTATTACTTAGACTTGCGGGGTATAGGTTATCAGACCTGTACACCAGTATATTAGCCCATAGTTCATTTTACGGTACTTTAGACAAAGTAGTAAAAGAAAGAATCGCCAGTGAGTTTGACACATCAATCCAAGTTATTTCTAATGGAATAACTAAGTTAAGAAAGATGGGCATCTTAGAAAAGAATGCAGTCAACCCAAGACTGTGTCCTACTAGCAAGCAAGGTGTCACACTTACTTTGGTTCTTTCTACTTTAGATCAACCTGTTCTTAAGCAAGAAGCTTTAGCAACTGCATGACCTCAATAAAGGATACATACGAAACCATTGAGATAAAGACCTATGCTGCCTATTCAGATGTAGCAAAAGAAATGGGTCTTACTATTGATAAGGTAAGTACTGTATACGAATGGTACTTAAAGAAAACCATTGAGGAAATAGTAGAGCTACCTACAGTTAAAGTTAGATTGTCTGGCTTAGGAGTTTTAGTTTTTAATCCTTCTAGAGCAATCAAACTAATAGCTAAGAAACTTAAGTCCGAGTATCTATTAACTTATGAGACAGAAAGACAAGGACTCACAGCAATCAGAGGTTATGCTAACTACTACATGTTAGAAGATTGGCTTAGACTATTTAAAGAAAGATACGAAAGAGGACAATCTAAAAAACTCTATAACCAACAAACCATAGAGTATATGGATAGAACATATCAGACACAAATATTAAACCACCAGAAATTATATGAATCCTTACAAAGAGTACATGGCCCTGAGCCTGAAGGGGCTAAAGAATTTGAACAAAGTATTGGAGGGAGTAGCAACGAAGACAGCGAATCAATTTAAACTACTAAGCCATGAAAAACAGAACATTATCGCAGACAGAATGGACATTTGTATTAATTGTCCCTACAATTCAAGAAACGCAGTCACTTCTCCCGAGTATGTACAACTCACAGGCAAGCACTACAGCACTGACAGAAACGAACTTCACTGTTCATTTTGTGGCTGCATCGCTACCTACAAAACGGCATCTCTATCTTCAGATTGTGGAATAGCAGATTGGAACGCAGAACACCCTTTACATAAAATAGAATTAAAATGGAAAAGCACAGAACAGTAACCATCAAGAATGGTTGCGACAAAAAACCAGGTAGCAAGTGTGGAGTTCAGATCTACTTCTTGCCTGCCGACAAACCTTTAGTAAAGGTTTCTTCTAAAGCAAAGTAAGATGATAGACAACCAACCAAACCCCCAGCCATACGTAAACTTTACTTTACAAGATAACTTATTTGAGACATTTAAGATATTTTGGAAAGCAGGGTTTTCGTACAGTAAAACAGGCAGAGATGAAGACTTCTATGCACGTGTGCTAGAGGACATCATGAACATGTCTCAAGAAGAATTTTTAAAGAAATACTCAAATGGCCGTTAAGAAATTATCATACATATCAGCAGAACTAGAGTGGGCAGAACAACGCCTAACTGAATGGAGAGCTTATATAGATAACAACCCTATCAACTCTTTGAAAGATAGAATTGAGTGGAAGCCAACAGCTAAAGGCGGAACTATGCCTATGGTTATTGCTAGCCAAGAATCTCAAATCAAATCTTTAAGAGATACTATGAAAGAGTATTTAGCTCTTCTAGAAGTAGTAGATAGGTTGAGAGAGAAAGAAGAACAGAAAGCAGAAGCTAGAGGTTCTCAAGAAATTAATGGTAAGATGAAACAATTCAGTTAATATGCACGCTAATCTAGAAAGTCCAGAATTCTTTATTAATGTTAAGTCCTTCCCTGAGATTGGCTCAGAGGAGTATGATGCATTTTGGGAGAACGAAGACAAAAAGATTACAGAAGGTGTAACTATTAATGGATTTTATTTCTCGCCTTTTATTTATTGGCATTTAAACTACTGGTCTATTTATGTAGATACAATGGTAGGTAAGCGTCAAATTAGAAAGCTAGACAAACCTCAGCTTTGGGATACCTACTTAGCAGTAGATGAAACTATCCATAAAGCAGAGAATCATATAGACGGAAAGAAAGGAGTTGTGATGGTAGGATCTAGACGTATCTCTAAGTCAGTTCTAACTTCTTCTTATATGGCTCACAAAGCCATTACACAGAAAGGTTCTGACAACTTGATATCTGCGCTTAACCAACCTGACTTAAAAGTAATCACAGACTACGTAGACTTAGGTATTAGAAATCTTCCTGACTACTTTAGGTTCCCTCGTATTGAGGATGACTGGAAGAGACAGGTAACTTTAGGATTTAAAGATAAGAGAACTAACTCTCGTAATGAGTGGTCTAAGTTCCACGTAAGAAACTTTGATGAAGGCAACAATACGGAAGCAGCGGCAGGTCTTACTCTATCTTCGTTTCTTTTAGAAGAAGGAGGAAAAGGAAAGATCCTTTCTTGCTTAGCGGCAACTACTCCTTGTTTTGACAGTCCTTATGGCTGGCGTTGTTCTCCTTTTGTAATTGGAACTTCTGGAGATATGACTAAGGCAGCAGACCTAGAAGAGTTATTTAACAATCCTGAAGCTTATAACTTTCTTCCTGTAGAGTCTAATGAAACAGGAAAGTCTTATGGACTCTTTATTCCAGGTACACGTTCTTTGAAAGTTCCAAAGCAAGAAACTCCCCTAGGACTTTACTTAGGTAAAGAAGATCCTTCTGAGTTAGACATAATTAAGATTTGGGTAGCAGACGAAGAGAAAGGAAAAGAACTTATCTTAAAGTCTAGAGAACAGACTAAGAAATCAAACGGTTTAGAAGCTTACTTAAAAGAAGTAATGTACTATCCTTTGAATCACGAAGAGTGTTTCTTAGAACTATCTCAGAACATATTTCCTGTAGACTTACTTCAAGAACAACTACAGAAATTAAGTGCTCAAGAAATCCAAGCAGACAATGTAGAACTCTACATTAACTCTGATGGAAAGATAAGACACAAGTTTACAGACAAGAAGCCCGTTATTAACTTCCCTGTTAAGTCCACAGATCCCATTGAGGGTTGTGTTCAGATTTGGGAATATCCTCTGTCAGAAGCCCCCTATGGACTTTATACAGCAGGAACGGATCCATACAAACAGTCGCAGGCACACTACTCAACTTCTTTGGGTTCTACTTATATTTATAAGAGGGTCCACAATCTAAGCGGAGAAGGTTGGCAGAATATAGTTGTAGCTTGTTACACAGGTCGTCCTAAGAAGATTGAGACTTGGTATGAGATAACTAAGATGCTTCTTAAGTATTACAATGCTAAAACTCTTTGTGAAAACATGGACTATGGTTTTATCCAGCACTGTGTAGACAAGAATGAATCTCCCAAGGTTCTAGAGAAGACGCCTAAGTTCCTAAATGACATTCACCCTAACTCTACAGTTAATCGTGACTATGGTATTCACATGACTAAAGACATTAAAAACTATTTGATGTCTCTTATTATCGAATACATAACCGAGGTAATAGAAGTAGAGAGAGACGAAGATGGAGCTATTGTAAAAGAAAGACTAGGAGTAACCAGAATGTTAGATCCTCTTTTGATTAAGGAGTTAATTAAGTTTACCCCTAAGTTAAACGTTGACCGAGTTATTTCATTTGGATTAACTCTAGCTATGGCTAAGACTCTTACTACTCAGGTTATTATTTCTAACTCAAACGATGATAATAGAATCCAGGCTTACTTCCGAGAAAAGAAAGGGAACTCTTTGTTCCGTACAACCTCATCCCCCTTCCGATACTAATACTACTAAACTAAAACAAATATACTAAAATGATTATTGAAGCATTTAAAGAGCATACTGACCCTGTCAATCATGCCTACTTCTACCCCGAGCAATTTGTAAGCTTAAAAGAGAAGCAGTCTGAACATTGGATAAAGTCTACTATGGACTATTTTGCAAATATTGCATTTGCACAATACAAGCAGAATGTAGAATTTAGAAAGAACTACCGCTTACTTAACGGAGAATTTAACTTTGCTGACTATACAAACGTTGCAGATTATCAAGAGCTAATCAGTTACTTGGAAGATGCTCCTAACCAAGATCCAGAAGTTCCTCAGCACTTAAAACATTATCCAATAGTAAACCCTCCTATCAATCAGTTAAAGGGAGAGTTGATTAACCGTCCTCACAAATACAAAGTAAAAGCTGTAGATGATGAAGCAATTAACGAAACTATTGACTTTAGAACTGAGTTGATTAAAGAACACTTCTTAAAAAACCTTGAGGCTCAACTAGAAGGACAAGAGATTGACCCTGAACAGAGAGCACAGATGGAGCAAGAAATCCAGAATAAAATCTTGGATTATACTTCAGTTGCTGAAGAGTGGGGTAACAAAACTCTTAATGCTCTTAAATATCATTTTAACTTTAGAGATAAATCTCAACAATCATTCCTAGACTTCTTGGTAACAGGTAAAGAGTTTCACCACTTCTACCCTGATAACTCTCGTTTAGGATTTAATTATAAAGTAGAGAACCCTTCTAACGTATGGTACTTAGGTAACCGTAATGCTCAGTATACAACAGACTGTTGGGCACTAGGACTTATTGAAGTTCTTTCAATGACTGAGATTGTAGATCGCTATACTTTAACAGGAGAAGAAGTAGAACATTTAAGAGATCGTTCTCTTCAGAACTTAAGAAACAACGAATACTCTCCTATGGCTCCTGCTCTTCCAGATCCTAACGATCCTTTGTGGCAGTTGACATTTGAGAACGTAGGTGACTTTGCTAACGGAGGTATTGACCATAACGTATTCTCATTTAACTCTCAGCATGCCTATACGGTAATTACCTGTTACTGGCAGTCTAAGAAAAAGATCTTTAAAAGAACTTTCCTAGATGAAGAAGGATACCAGCAAGAGATGTTTGTATCTGAAGAGTATAAGATGGATAAAACTCTAGGAGATATTTCTGTTGAAGAACTTTGGATCAACGAGTGGTGGAGAGGAATCAAGATTGGAGCTAACATCTACGTAAACATAGAACCTTTAGAATTTATTCAAGATTGTCCCCTAGTAGGAATCATTAATACTTCTCGTAACACTCAAGGTAAATCTTTATTAGATCTTCTTAAGCCTTACCAAGTTCTTTATAACATTTGTATGAACCAGTTATGGGAACTACTAGAGAAAGAGATTGGAGTAGTGTTCTTAGGTGACCTTAAAGTTGTTCCTAAGAAAGACTCTCAGGATCCTATTGAGACAATGTTGTGGAATGCTAAGAACAGAGGTACTCTTTTGATTGATACTTCAATCGAGAATACAGGAGGAGCTGTACAGTTTAACCAGTTCTCTCGTATTGACCTTACACGTTCTCAAGAAATCCAAGCACGTATTCAGTTGGCTCAACAACTTCGTCTAGAAGCTTATGAGTTGGTAGGTATTACTCGTCAACGTTTAGGTAACTCACAGGCATCAGATACAGCAACAGCTGCTAACAATGCTTTGATTCAATCTTTTGCTCAAACAGAGACTTGGTTTGCTTGGCATGACAACGTACTTCAGAGAGTATATCAGACTATTCTAGATATGGCTCAGTACATTGAATTGCAGAAACCTACTTCTACGCTTAACTATCTTAACTCTGAACTAGAGAATGTATTCTTAAGAGTAAGTAAGAACGAACTACTTCATGAGTTGTTTGTGTTTGTATCCTCGTACGCAGAAGACAAAGTAACTCTAGAACAGTTAAAGCAATTGGCTCAGCCTGCTATGCAGAATGGAGCAGAGCTTTCTGAGATGGTAGACTTGTTTACTGCTAACTCTGAAAGAAGTCTTCGTAAGACTTTAGGTGATGTACAGAAACGTAAAGAAGCTATTCGTCAACAAGACCAAGCACTTAAACAACAAGAGTTGCAACAACAACAAGAACAGTTCCAGCAGAAGATGCAAATGGAAGCTGCCCAAGATGAGAAAGAAGCTCAACGTGATGACATGAACAAACAACTTGATCGTGAGAACAAACTTCAGATTGTACAACTTCAAGGTATTGCTAACGAAGGTTCTTACAATCCTGACGTAGATACTACTGGACTCTTAATTGAACAAACTAAAATAGCTCAAGATATTTCTAAGCAAACTTTCGAGAAAGTAACTAAGAATAAAGAGCTCAGTTTGAAAGAGAAAGAGCTAGCACTCAAGGAGAAAGACATAGATACCAAGCTAAAAATAGCTCAAACAAATAAAAACAAATACGATTCTGGCTCAAAAAAGAAATAGAATGAACTGAAATTGGGAGGTTTGTGAGCCAGAAAATCTCCCATTTCAACATATTGTATATAACGTATCATAAATAATTAATCTCTTGTGTTAATTTTTTAAAATACTATTTTTGAATTAAACCAAACTAACCATTATGACTAATGATAATCCATTAGAGAACTTAGAGTTCTTTGACAGTTTTTCCGTGGATGATCCTTTTGAGGATGCCGCAGAAGATCCCAATGCCAACGTCAAACCAGACATCTTAAATGGGGAAGATTACGATCCCCTAGCTGAGGAAACAGAACCAGAAGGTTCTCAAGATCCTTTAGAAGATGAAGAGTTGCCACTTCCTAAAAAGAAAACTCCTCCTGCACCTGCAGAAGAAGAAGAGGAAGAAGTAAACCTAGAAGATGACGAAGATGAAGAAGGAGATGAAAATCAATTTGAGATTTTTGCCAATGGTCTTATACAAGCAGGAATGCTTAATGTAGAAGAAGGCGAAGAGATCGAATGGAATGAACAAACCTTCTTAGCTAAGATGAATGATACCATCGAAGACAAGGCTTGGAATCAACTAGAGCAACTTGCAACAGAGACTTACGGAGAAGCAGGAGTACAGATGATCGAAGATATCTTCATCAATAAAGTTCCAGTACAAGAATACCTACAGATGTTCTCTAACGAACAGATTGTAGAAAATGTAGACTTGGGTGTAGAAGCAAATCAGGAAAGAGTTTTCCGTTTGTATCTAGCTAAGACAGGAATGGACGAAGATGAAATCCAAGATCAACTTAACTACGCTAGGGACAATGATCGCTTAGAAGCCTACTCTCAAAAATACCACGGTAAACTTGTAGAGAAGATGCAACAGGAAAGAGCAGTACTTGCTCAAGAGAGTGAAGCAAGGGTTCAAGTAATGAAGCAAAAAGAAGAAGAAAGAGAACAGTTATATGCAGACGTACTAGATAAAGCAATTGCTTCTGGTACTATTGAAGGTTATCCTTTAAACGAACAAGCTGCAAACGAACTATTTGATTTCGTTTTATCTAAGCCTCACGTTCTTCCAAACGGACAACGTATTAGTGACTTTGAATATAAACTAGCTCGTATGCGTCAAGAGGATCCTAGTAAGTTCTTAGCTGTAGCAAAACTAGTTCAAAGCAATTTGGACTTGTCTCCTGTAAAAAGAAAAGCAGTAACAGAAGAAACCAATTCTCTGTTCAATAATCTTAAAACTAAGAGCAAGAAGTCTTCACCTTCTAATAAAGGAAACGAAGATGTATTCTCAAAGTATTTCAAATAAACAAAACAAAACAAAAATAAATTACTACTATGCCTAATCAAAGTATTCCAAGGGTTAACGGGAGAGTTATAGCTAACGCCCACATGACCAGCTCATTCTATTCTAAGAATGGTTTGGGTAAATTGACTGACAAGAATTTTGTTGAAACTATGTTGCGCACTAAGCCTGACCAGTATGACAAAATGATGATCCGTCTATTCACTGACACTAAATTGTATTCTAACGATTTGATCGACCTAGTTATGAAAAGCGGTAAGCCTTTCATGGTTAACGATCCTAATGGTGTGTTCACCTACAAAATCAAGAAGCGTGCTGAATTGCCTAAAGTTATTGTTAACTTGGCTTCTAGCATTGCTAAACCTGGTATTGATGGACAAGAGTTCGAGATTGTGTTTGACAAAAATGTATTCGTTGTAAACGATATCATCACTGCACATCGTTATGAGCAAGAAACTCAGATCCAAGTTGTAGCTGAAGGTGAAAAGTATCAGAATGGTTTTAAGTACCGTGCTCGTGCAATTGGTGCTTCTAGTTCTGATTTCGTTAACCAACGTTTCTTACAAGTAGGTACTGAGTACTTCAAGATTGGTAACATCTTGGGTGAGTACACCACTTCATTCTCTAGCTTGGGAGTGTTTGATGGTAACTTAGAAGTTATGGCTGATGTATTGCAACAGTATGGTGTTGAACACACTATCACTGACTGGGCTGATGCAACCAAGTTGGGTATGCAGACAGACGCTACAGGTAATCCTTTAGATATTACTTACTACTCTGTAACTGATGTTAATGCTATTGGCGAAAAAACCAAAATCGTTGGTTGGGAGCCTACAGTATCTCGTTTGCTTCGTATGGAGATGATGCGTATGAAGGCCAACACATTGATGTGGGGTCGTCAAGGTAACGCTAAAGATGAGAAAGGTCGTCCAACTCGTGCTAAGCAAGGTTTGTGGCAACAACTTCACTTGGGTAACGTTATCTATTATGATCGTGGTCAGTTCTCTTTGAACTTGATTCGTGCTGCTGTTGGAGATTTGTTCTACAACCGTGTGTTGATCAAAGATCGTAGCGTTAAAATCTACACTAACCGTTCTGGTATGGAATTAGCAGCTACTGCTATCCGTAAAGATTTCAACGGTCAGAACTTCATGGTAGATGCAGGTAAGTTCATGGATGGTAAAGATCGTTTGAAGCAAGGTTATGCTTTCCAATTTGATCACTTCATGACTACTGAAACTGGTCCAGTTGAGTTCGTAGAACTAGAGCAATTGAATGAGCATGCAACTTTCTTGGAATTGGGTCCTAACAAGAAGACTCCTCCAATCTTCATCATTTTGGATATCAGTGGTCAAGATGACGCTGGAATCCGTGAAGTAAAATTGTCTACTCGTCCTAACATGTACTATCAGTATATCCCAGGTTCAGTAGGATTCGGAAGCCAACAAACTGTTGTTGCTAGCAAAGATCCTTACTCCACCTACATGATGAAAGACTTCTGCGGTATCTTCTTGGAAGATCCTACTAAGTCAGTAATCATTAAAGAATTCCCTCGTATCTAATTAACGATTCTATAAGGGAGGGGTTTAATCACTCCTCCCAAATAGATAAAGATTAGAACCCCTAAACCAAAAACCAAACCAAATGAGTAACAACAACCTTAAGGGTATGCGCATTATTCGCCCTTACAAAAGAGAACCATCTAACATGCGTACGTTAGAAGGATCATTGTACCAGAATGGATACTCATTCATTCCAGGAACAACAAGAAAGTTTTATCCTCGTGTAGATTCACGTGGAGTTATTAGGACAGGATTAGATGAGAACTCTCCAAAAATCAGAGCCATCTTTGATCCTAAAGTAAAGGAAGCTGAGGTACAACGAATCAAGCAATTGAAAGATTACTATGAGTCGATCCTTGACGAATCTTTAGAACCTAATAGTACGTTCTATGACGAAATGAAAGAAAACGGAGTTACCCTAGAAGATGGTGAAAACATCTTTAACATGGAGAACCCCCGTGAAGCTGTAAATTTCTATTGGATTATGGAAACCGATATGGTAGCCAATTCATTAGATGACATTGAAAGTGGAAAAGTAGACACCTCAATTGTAAAGTTTTATGTTTACAATGGAGAAGTTGAAACAAAGGTAACCTTTGAACGTAAGAAGAAGATCAACAGCGCTATTGCATCTCTTGATAAGATGACTGCAGTTAAGCGTAAGAAGATTCAAAAACTTATCGGCTTAGGATTGCCAATGGATAGTACAGAAGAAGAAGTTTATAATGCTATAGATGAATTCTTACGTACACCTGCTAGTGCAATGGACAGAGATCCTATTGAACAGTTTGCAAAGATCACTTCTTATAGTGATGACTTGCTTGATGTTAAGGCTCTTGTTAAAGACCTAGTAGATAAAAACATAGTAAGAATTAAAGGTTCTATTGTATACGAAGGTGAACATGTATGGGCTAAGTCAATTGAAGAGTTTGAACTTTTCTTAACTGACCCTAAGCACACTGAAGAATACGATTCCTTTAAGGACAAGTTAAAGAATAAAGCTAGAATTGACGCTCTCTAAAAATAAACACAAACTATGATCCCAGTTGAGGAACTCATCTATGAGTTTAAGTTAACCCTAAACAAAGTCAACCGTCAGGATAATATTGATATCCCGATTGAAGACATTATGGTTTACCTCAACAAGGCTCAAGTTAGTTGGGTTAAGACTAAACTTAATCCTAACAACGTTTATAAAGTAGGATACGATTCTATCAGAAAACGGATTGATGACCTACAAGTGTTAAAACAATCTAACGTTCTTTTAAAACCAAATAAAACAAACGATCTCTTTCACATTGGCTATGACTGCCCTTTGGAAGATGCAGTAAACTATATGTTCTATATTTCGTCTTACGCTATAGGTACACAGAACAAATGTTCTGAACCCTTAACAGTAGACCTAATTAGACACGGAGAACTTACTACTAAGTATCTAGATGATAATTATAACCCTTCGTTTAAGTGGAGAACTACGATAGCCACACTGGGGAATGATAATTTAACAGTCTATACTGATGGTAAGTTTACAGTTGACCAAGTCTACGTTACATACTTACGTTATCCCCTTAGCATAGATGTCCAGGGTTACGTAAAGTTTGATGGAAGTAGTTCTGTTAATCAAGACTGTGAACTCCCTGAATATGCTAAGTCTGACATTGTCGACCTAGCTGTTAAGTTTGCTGCTCAATCAAATGACAATCAAGCACAAGCTGTGTTTGCTGAAGATCGTCTAATCAAAAACTCTGAATAAAACATAAAATTATGAATCACAAAATCACACAAATTTTCGTACCTAGCTCAGTTAGTACTTCATTGACTACTGACGCTTTGGGTCTGCAAGTATTGGGTATTTATAACCCTACTACTTTTTCTAACATCGGTGGTACTACTGCTGATGCTGATTTCTTGGTAGCTATCGGATCTGCTGCAGTTGGTAGCAAATACGGTTCTTTCAAGACTTCTGCTATTAAAGTTTCTAACATTATCTCTGCAGTTAAGACTGTAGCTGATACTAGCATTAAACAACAAATCTCTTACATCGGTTTTGACGAAGTTAACGACTCTAAGTCTCCTTCTTTCTCTTGCGATGAAGAGTATGTTGTTACTTTGAAAATTGACGAATACTGGAGCAAAGGTGTTTTCCAACCTATGATCCAAGAGTCAGTAAGCATTAAGACTGCTTGTTGCGCTGATTGTGCAGGTGGATGTGACTCTTTGGGTTGCTCTACTTACATGAGCGATCTTGCTGGTAAGATTAACGCTTCTCCTTTGTTGAGCAAGTATGTAACTGCTAGTTATGTTTATAAAGGTACTTTGCCTACTTACAAGTATACTTTGACTCTTCCTGATCCAGGTACAAACGTAGGTGGTGCATCAACTGTTGTATTAAATACTACTGCTGCTACTGGATTTACTGATGGTAGTTATACTGCTATTACTCAAAGTTCTACTTCTGGTAGTGGTACTAGTGCTTCCTTTAACTTTACTGTTGCAGGAGGAATTTTGACTGCAGTTACAGTTAATGCGGCAGGTTCTGGGTACGCTATCGGAGAAGTAATCACTTTTCTTGGTACTAAAATCACAGGTGGTACTACTACTGCTGATGACTTTACTATCACTGTTACTGCTACTACTGGAGCAGAAGGTACTTTGTTAAATGCTTTGAAAGCATACTACCCTGCTGCAACTTATGGTGCAATCACTTTTACTGCTGATACAGATGGAGATTCAGATGCAGATTCTTTGGGTAACAGTATGTTTGAAATTGCAACTCCTTTGATTTCTGACATCACTTTGATGCCTCTTTACAATAACATTGCATGGGAGAAAGTATTGGTAACTGCTGCTGCTGTAACTGCTTGTGGTGTTAAACTTGTTGGTAATGCTATGGATGAATTCGGAAACGCTTGTGTTCCTGATGCAGTTCCTTATGTATTCAACTTGGTACGTTTCAAAGTAAGCATCCACGAAGGTCCTTACAATACTCAAGATTTCGATATCGAAAACTTCTGTGCTGCTATTCCTGTAACTACTACTCAAGATATTAAGTATCCTTTGGGTGAAGGTAAGGCTATGGCTGAAATGGAACGTCATTACTTTGGTAACAACTTGCCTGCAACTTCTGATGCTCGTAGGTATTGGAATCCTATTTACAACGAAGATTCAAACAATTTCTTGTACGTAAATAGTGCTACAACTTACGATATGTATGAGATCACTTATCTTGACGCTTCTCCAGTAGGATTTGAGAAGAAGTCTGAGAACACTCACTCTGTTATCATCTTGGCTGCGTCAGGTGTAACTGCTGCGGTTGCTACTGCGTTGAATAACGTATTGCCAACTAGTCTTCACGTCTAATCTAAATAGGGGAGATTAATACTCTCCCCTTTTTTAACCTTAATTAAATAAAACAAAAATGAAAGATATTATTCTAAAATCAGGTACATACCTTAAGGAGACTAAGACATCACATACAAACTCTATCCCTGGAGAATCTTTGGAGAATTTTGTAATAAGTGTTTTGGCTAATCCTACTTGCTGTGTAAAGAATCTTGCAGGGGGTCAAGTTAGTAACTCTACTGTAACTCTAAAAACATATACTACAACTGAGCGTAATGCTTTGACTGGTGTAGTAAATGGCACTATTATTTACAATTCTACAACTACAAAAATTGAGGCTTATGCTGCTTCAGCTTGGGTAGCCCTTCACTAATTTTTTAAAATAAATAGGGGAGGTAACACTCCCCTTTTTTAAACATGAATGTACAACTAAACATCGAAGCATTAAAAGCCAAAGACTGCGCTTTCTTATCTATCTTGGATACATCATTTTATCCAGTAGTTCCCACTAGTGCAGAAATTAGTATTACTCTACCTGGGTTTGATGACCCTTTTAACTTTGAGTTTGTAGTAAGTGAGGTAAACATATTTACTGCTTATTCTTTTGGACTAACAGTAGAGGAGACAGATAGCTTTACTCCACTTCCTGATGGTGTGTACAAATTGGAATTTGCTCCTTGCCCTAATGTAGGAGTATGTACTAGGTACCATTTGCGTACCTGCAAAATTGATTGTCGTCTTGGAGTTCAGTGGGCTAAACATGTAGACTGCTGTGATGATGAGAAGATGTTATATTACTTAGACAAAATTGAGTTTTTGCTTAAGGGAGCTGAGGCACATGCTGACCTTTGCAATCCTGCAAAAGCTACTGAATTATATAAGAAAGCCGATGACCTACTCAGAAGATTTGAGCTTGACTGTTAAGAAAAAACTAGCTATGGCTGCCTACAAGGAACTACAGCATATCAAGTACTTAACAAAACCCTATTACAAAAAGTCTAGAGCATTAGCACGCTTCCTTAAGTATGCTGATTGTTTAGACTGCGATACAAATGCAACCCTAAAAATTAAATTGTAAGAAAATGACTAAATGCTGCCCTACCAATAACTGTGTCGAGATCGTTCCTTCTGGGTGCGTCAAATACACTGGTACTCCTACTCCAGGAGGACTTATAGATTCTTTTGATTCTTGTGACCCTTACTTAAACGACTTGCTTAAGTTGTTAGATGATAAAGTAGTTAACATAGACACTCGTGTAGGATTAAATAAAACTGCATTTGATAATGCTAACACAGCATGTGGAACTACTTCGGTAATTTCTACAGTAGGTCTTACAGTAACAGATGATAAATATTATTCTGCTGAAGTTGTACTTAAACTTGTAGCAGTTATTTGTGAGTTGCGTTCTCGCTTAAACTACTTGTCTGCAGGAAATATTAATACTAACTCAGGTAATATATTTTGGATGGATCTTCCTTTAGATACTTCTTTCAAAACTTGGTTAGCTGCTAATGGTTGTTTAGGAGATGATCCTTGTTCTGGTGATGAGATTCTTACGCTTAGAGGATTACTTCAAGCTATTATTGTTAAACTTTGTGATTGTTGCCCATAACTATGTCTACTTGTATTGATTGCTACGGAACTAATTCTATTGACCCTTGTGCTACTGTGGGTTGTATTTCAACTAATTATGCCAAGTGTATTACTTATTCTGGTCCAGACTTGTTCTGTGCAACAGGAGGAGTAAAAACTTTTAACTTTACAGGAGTTGCAGTAAACCCTGGAACTACTACTGATTACACCGTAAGTCCTACGGGAGGAACTGGTAGTGGTCTTAGTGTTAAGGTAACTCGTACTGTAGGGTCTCTTGTATATAAAGTTACTCTTATAGCTCCTGGTACAGGATATACAATTAATGATGTCTTGACTGTAGCAGGTGCAACTATCGGAGGAGCTACTACTGCTAATAACTTAACTATTGCAGTTTTAAGTTTAGTCCCTTTGATTTCTTCTCCTAATAACTTAGATACAGTTATTGCTAGTCTTAACGCAAGAATCTGTTTAGCTACTCCTTCAGGATTGGATTATTCTGTATTTACTTACGGATGTTTGCGTGTAGGAGGAAACTTAAGTAGTGTAGGTAGTTCTATTACAAGTGCTCAACAATTTATTGAGGCTAGTGCTGCTGCTTTATGTTCTTTAAACACTAGAGTAATTTCAGTAGAGACTCCTACTTTTACAGTACCTGGATGTGTTACAGGAATTACTTCTGGTAGTTCTACCTTAGGTCAAGTGTTAACTGCATACGGAACTAAACTTTGTACTACTACTACAAGTATAGATATGACAGGGGTGGTTCCAGATCCTTGTATTACTTATTCATGGACTACTAAGCCTTCTAGTAGCGTAGTATCAGATTATATTAACTGGATTACTACTAATGTGTGTGGCATGTACGTATCACAAAGTTATAGTATTGGTACTGCAACAGCTGCAGCTAATGCTCTTAAAACTTATATCTCAGGAGGTAGTGCAGTTCCTGCATCTATTAATACTTCTGCTTTGTCAGGAGGATCTTCTACTAGTACTTTAAGTGCAGCAGCTATCTTGTTTACAAGTCAGATTGCTTCTTTAAATAGTACTGTAGCTTCTCTTGCCCCTGCAAATTTTGCTTTGACTTGGACCACAAACTTTGGTTCTACTCCTTACTACGGATACACTTTTGGTTACACTAACAGTAGCACAACTCTAGCTACTCAGTTAGGTCGTGTAGTAGATACTCTAGGTAGACTTAAACTTAAAATAAACGGATCTGACTTTGTATCTACAAGTGATGCTGATGGATTAAATCTATCATTAGCTTCAGGAGTTCGTTTTGTTTGCTCACAGCTTAACAGTTGTTCTATAAATGCTTTAGCAGATGTAGTTACTTCTGCTCCTGCAATTTATCATACCTTATTCTGGAATGGCTCTGAGTTTGTAAACAAAGAACTTATCTTTACTTCTACTGGAGGAACAGTTACTGCAACTCGTGCAAACAATGCTACAGATATAACTGTCAACTTAGAAGCTACCTTAGCTACTCCTGTAAGATATAACTTTACTCCTGTTACTGTAACAGGTGCTATTAATGGAAACTCTTTATCATTTCCTACAACTCCTGGTTCAGGATACTTGATGGGTGTATTGCATGGACAAATGGTTACTTTGAATGGAAACATTCGTATAACTTCTACTGGTACACTTGCTTTAACTTCGGGAACTCCTGTAGACATAGCAACTGCTCCTGTAGCAATTAGACCTGCAGGTACAATATATCTTCAAGCTAAAGTTTACCTTAAAGGTACTACTCCTTTTATTGAGCCTACTGGATCATTTGATGCTATGGTATCTTTAGATAGTTCAGGAGTGTTGAGATTGATTGCTTATCCTACTTACCCTGCAAGTACTGTAGTATACGGTACAGCAGGTGTTAATGTTGAAATTGTTTTAGGAGGATTGTCTTACACAATTCTACCTTAATAAAAATCTTGGCAGGATTTTTTGGTTGGTTTTCCTGTCATCTTGCTAGTAGGAGCCTGCGAAAGTAGGCTCTTCTAGTTTTCAAATTAACCCTTGACTTAAACTTAAAATTAAATTATATTTGTAATGAACCTTAAATTAACCCAAACTATATCCTGAGATGTACACAAATTCAGAATTGATCGGTAGAGTTAAGAGTGCTAACAAGTTTGTTAGTGACGATGACTTAATTAGTGATCGTTATATTTATGGTTTATTAAAAACTAAAGCATCTACTTTACTACGTAGAGAGATCAACTTAAGAAGGTTGCTTACTTCAGATAATGTTTATCAAGCTTACGAGTGTGTACATTTAATTGAAGCTAAAGGATCAGAGTGTGATTTAGGTTGTCCTGTACGCAGAACTAAAAACAAACTACCAAGCATAGATGAAGGTTTATATTCATATTTCATTCAGGGGGTATTCAATACTTCAAACTCAGAAGAACTTTTCCCTACAACTATTAGAGATTTTATCAACCACTCCCGCTTACGCTTTAAGACCCCTAAAAAATACTACACCATTCGTAATGGATATTTGTATGTTTTAGATCCTGATGTAGAGTGTGTTAATATGTACGCTTACTTTACTGAGTCTATAGAAGACATAGATGGTACAGAATGTTTAAGTATGTACGATAAACAATTTAAATTTCCAGGTTATCTAACAGACGCATTGATTGAAATGTGTACTCAGTCATTGATGAACTATCAAAGAATTCCTCAAGACCTAGAAGATAACAACCGAGATGAACCCAACTAATTATGTCGAGAGACTTCATACGAAAAAACCAGCAATCCACAGTAAGACAAAAAGAGAAAGATACAGCGTCAGATACTAACTACACTGCTCTTGCTGCTTACGAAATGTTCTTAAAAGAAACCAAACGTAAAGATATCACCTATAGAGAATTCTGTGGCATCCCTAAAAAGATTCACTTAAAGCTTATGGAAAGATTGTTACGTGGTAGATACGCTATTAGATTTCCAAACTTAGGTTCCATTAAAGTTGTAAAAACAGAAAATGCAATTGCAAAAGGTAAACATACGATTATTAACTGGAAACTCTACCACGAAACTGGTGTCAAAGTGCCTTATAGAAACACACATACCAATGGTGCCATCTATAAGTTTCACTTGTATCCTTACTATAAGAGGGTAGTACAGTTTGGCTTCTACGATTTAAGAGTGTCTAACAAACACAAATCAGTACTAGCGCAAGCTATAAGAGAAAACAAAATAGACATACAGTCTTAAAATATAAAAACATGAATTACGATAACACTAACTTTATTTCATCAGAGCCTTTAATTGCGGAAGTAAAGCAAGAGTTAAAGTCGTACTTTGAGGCAGGTGCAATAAGTGAAGTGATGATTCCTACTTACATAGATCAGTCACTTCGTAAGCTTAGGGTAATGGTCTTGAAACCAGAAGAATTGGTTTTGTCTTTTCACAACTACAAGTCAGAACTTCCTTGCGACTTTGGACTACTAGACTATGCTATACACTATGACTCTGAGATCTTCTGGTCTCAAGGAGTAAACTCTGTTAGAGGTAGTTGGTATAAGTCTATTCAATGTACTAACGGTTGTACAGACTGCGGACTTAAAGAAGAGATGTATGAAACAGTATCTGTTTCTACTCCTGGCTTTAAAATCACAATGAAGCAACCTACTTGGATTAAAGTTTACTATGGATCTAAAGCACTTTGTGTAGAGGACTGTCCTAACCTTAGTACTTCTTCAAATGATGTTATTCAAATTCATCCTAATAAAACTGTCACATCTACGTTTGAAACTGGTTGCATATACGTTAGATATTTCTCACGTCCAATGGACGATGATAACTTACCTATGGTTCCAGAAATTCTTGAAGTGGAAGAGTATATCAAGTCTTATCTTAAGTTTAAGTTTTTTGAACAACTTTGGCATTCAGTAGTAGACGAGAGTCAACGTCAGGTAGAGGCTAAGTTTCAGTACTATAGACAAGATCAACTTAATAAATTGCAAGCAGCTAATGGTTATTTGTTAACTTACACCAAACAACAGATGGCAGATAACGTAGCTAAGATGCGTAATCGCTTTATTAAATTTCATATCCAATAAACTTAATGGAGAATAAAATCAATCAGAACATTGCTGGGTTAAATTTAGATTCAGTTAACTACCAGATAAAGGAGAATATGATTACGTTTGCTTTAAACGCAAACATTCAATCTCACGATGGTAATTCAACTACATATACTAATGAGCCCTCCAATCAAGTCTGTGTTGACTTTACTTCTACATTCCCTGGGTTTAAGATTGTCGGAGTTTTAAATATTACAGAACAATCTAAGTTACTTGTATTCCTAGCTCATCCTGATGGGAGGTCTATGATAGGTGAGGTTATAAACCTCAGCAAAGATTGTAATCAATTAGTTAAATCAGAAACAGATTGTGGTTGTATTTCTGGAACAGTTGTATCAAGTACTGTAGAAGCATACTACGGAGAAGGAGCAGGAGATAGTGTAAATTGTTGTAGCTTTAATATTATTATGAATGATACTTGCCCTAATGGTAAGTGTTGTTTAGGACTTAGTCCAGACTATCCTGTATTTGCAGAGTATCGTATTGATGATTGTAAAACTAAAGTTTACTTTATTGGTAAGAACATTACTCCTAAGTACTTCTGGTTAGAAGAACCTTTTGGTAATGATCAGTGTGGGGTTCCTATTCCTGACTTGGCTACAGCTTGTGACAGACTAAAATTATTTCCAGACTTTTGCCAAGCAGTTATTTATCCGACTTCAGTAGATTCAGGAGGAAGACTCAAGGGAGGTGTATACTCTTTTTCAATTGCTTATTCAGATGAGAATGGAAAAGAACTTACAGACTATATTGATTTCTGTAACCCTCTTCCAATCTTTGAACGTGCTATTACAGAGCAAACTGAATACGAGACTTCTAAATCTATCAGAGTTGCTATAGAACATAGTACTACTTTGTTTGATTACTTTAACTTAGTAGTAGCTGAAAACATAAATGAAGTAACTACATACCATCTGGTAGGTACGTATAGAGTAAATCTTTCTACAAACAAAGATTCTTTAACTTACTCAGGAGACTACTCTTCTACATTCTCATCTATTGTTCCCTTAATTAGAAGCCCTCATTATAGTAATGCAGGAATCATTGAGAAGCAAACTGATATTCTAATGCTTGCAGATCTTACAGAGACTCCTAAGTATAACTTCCAACTCCTAGCCAATGAGATTGAGTTAAGGTGGGAAACTGTAGAGATGCCTGTAGATAATAAGTTTGATTACTCTAACCCAGAGATTGCTTATTTCTTCCGTACATACCAAAGAGATGAAGTTTATCCTTTTGGTATTAAGTTTAGACTACAGAACGGAAAGTATACAGATGTATTTCATATACCTGGAAGAATAATTGATCCTGCTGCAGGAGAAAATAGTACTATTCCGAAATCAACAAACAATGATTCGTTTGTAATAGAAAATGATTGCATTATTGGAAGAGATCCTTTTAAGTGGGAAGTATATAATACAGCAGATAGTGGATATGTTCCCCCTACTAATACGCCTACTAAACAAGAAGAACAGTATAGTTGTAAGATTGTATCAAGTAAATCTGGAAAGTTTGCTTATTGGGAGTCTACAGAAACTTATCCTTGTTACGAATCAGTATGGGGAAGCTTAGCAGGACTGCCTATTAGATTCCACAAGTTTCCTGATAGTGCTGTAAATCACATTCATGCAGATGATAAAGATTTAATCTATCCTATAGGAGTACGTATTAATGAAACTCAACTAGAAGCATTATTACAAACTGCTTCTATTCAAGATCCTTTAAACACCCAAGGCAATAACTTAATTCCTGTTAAAGGATTAATCTGTGGCTATGAGCTAGTAAGAGGTAATCGTGTAAACAATAAATCAGTCATAGCTAAGGGGCTTGTTTATGATGTAGGAACTTTTAAAGATGTTAAATCAAATAAAAAGTTTTACTATCCTAACTATCCTTACAATGATTTAGGTCCTGATGCTTATATTAAATCTACTCCAGACTGGTATAATAAAGGAGATAGAGGAATTGATGATTCTGATTTTGGAATGCAGTTGCATGAGGGATTCAACACTATTGGATCTAGGTATATATTTCATTCTCCTGATACACACTTCCAACTTCCTAAGATTGGAACAGAACTTAAACTAGAAACTTTAGAGTATGGTAAAGTAAAGGGCCACTTTGTTCCTGTACTAGATCATCCTCAGTATAGGCTTTTAGATAGTACAGCAAATAGTTTAATTGGAATTATAGCAGGAGCATTAGCTACTGTAATTGAATCTCAAACAAAAGTTACATTATTAGATGGAGGAAACACAGTTACTTCTCGTAGTGATATTACAAGCATGCTCAGTAATATGAGTATTATGAGAGATCTTTTAGAAAAGATTGTTCCTAATAAAAACATGGCTTACCAATACAATTCAGTAGGTAAATATAGTCGGTACGAATCTATTCCTAATGCAGGCAATAAAAGAAGATTCTTAGATATAGGACTTTACGCTAATGATAAAATTGTAGAGTTAAATGATGATGCTCCCCTTCACAATAGACTAAGGGAGACTTCTGTTTATTTAAAAACAAGTGGATCTTTTCCAATTCATAATCCTACTTTATCTAAAGATACTACTCGTTTTACAATAAAGCAAGCAAACCTGGAAGACAATCCTTTACAAGAAGTAGAGTCTAATACACGAGCGTACTATGCTTCTATTAAAAGAAACTTTCCTAATCAATATGGTGCTATAGAAAACATTAAATATGTTTCTACTGGGTACTCAGCTAAGTTTTATTTAAACTCTAGTGGGGTATATACTCTTGAAAGAAAGTATTATCCTGCATTTGGAGGAGATACTTACATTAATAAGTTTGCACTAAAGCGTAAACATTCTTTCTTCACCCGTAACTTGGCTAATCTTCCTGCTAAGGTAGATAATGTTCCTTTTGACTATTGGTTATTCCCGAATCTTGGATATCCTACTTACTATGTAGGAAACAGTTCTGAACCTATTACTACAGGAGATATAGTTGGCACTTTAACAGGAGCTTTAGTAGTAGCATTTGCTCCTAAACTTTTAGCTGCACTTGGTAAATTAATTCCTGGAGCTACAGTACCTGCTATCGCTCTTGATATATTGGCAGATCAGGCTTTAGCTGCTACCATTGCTTCTGTATTTAATGACTTCCTGCCTAAGACAAATTTAGATGCAAGAAATCCTAACCTAGCTCTTACCCATGAAGGTTATTTCTATACAGCTTCTTACGGTATACCTATATTCTATGTAGAGTCTGATATTAATGTAGACTTACGTCATGGAAGAAACGACTTAGAAGAAAACTTCTATCCTAATGTAGGAGAAGGTATTCCAGATGATTGGTTGCATGAAGTAAACGTACCTATTAAGTATGACAATTTCTATAGTTACAACGCTACTTACTCTGCACAGAACTTAAGTCCTAACCTTCCTTATAGATTAAAGTATCCTGAACTAGGATGTTTGGCTTATCATCAAAACAGAGTAATCTATTCAGACCCTGCCAATGCTTCTAACTATCTTTCAGATGCTTGGAGAGTATTCCGTCCAGGAAACTTCTATGACTTTCCTAAGCAAGGAGGTCGCTTAATAGATCTAAACTCAGGAGAGAACGAAAGAGTATATGCTAGGTTTGAGAATACAACTAAAGTATACAACTCTCGTATTACTCTAAGCACTACTTCTCCTTATCAGTTAGAGATTGGTAATGCAGAGATGTTTAAACAAAAGCCTGTAGATCTTTCTAAGACAGATCTAGGTTACATAGGAACTCAACACAGAGCTTATGTTAAGTGTGAGTATGGAACATTCTGGGTAGATGCTAAGCGTGGTCATATCTATCAGATCACAGGAGAAGGATTTAATGAAATTAAAACAGAGAATAACTTTAACTGGTTTAAGAACAATCTTCCTTTCCAAATAATTAAAGACTTCCCTACTGTAGATATAGATACTCCACAAGCAGGATTAGGTATTGTAATGGGCTGGGATGAAAGATATGAAAGAGTATTTATCACTAAGTTAGATTACAGAGTAAGAAAAGATCTTACTGGTACAGTAACTTTCGAGGATCGTAAATTTTATTACCAAGATGGGGCTATCTTTACAGAAGTTCAGTTAACTAATTCAACTTACTTCGAGAATAAGTCTTGGACAGTTGCATACTCTCCTAAGCTTAAGAACTTTATTTCTTTCTATTCTTTCCTTCCTAACTTCTTTATTCCTTTGTTAGGACATTTCCAAACTATTATTAATACAAGTGCAGGTGCTACTACTTGGAATCATAACTTGTCTATATTTACTTACCAGACTTACTACGGAACTTTGTATCCTTACATACTAGAATATAATGCAAACTCATTCCCTCAGGTATCTACGGTTAACTCTGTTACTTTGATGCAAGACATCCAAGAATACTACTCTGATTACGAGTACTACTCTTTGTCTACTGCAAATAAAAAGAACTTAGCAAACTTTACTAAGGCGATTATCTATAACAAAGAACAGTCTTCTGGTATTATTAAATTGATTCCTGAAGAGTTCGGTAACACAAGACAGAAGATAACCTATCCTAGAATGACAGCAACGGGCATAGAAGCTCTTATCTCTCGCAGAGAACAGCTTTATACCTTTAATGGATTTTGGAACGTTGCAGCACAAGGAAATGGACAACCACTTTGGTCTACTCAGTGGGGAGATCTAGTAACTCAGTATCCAATTGATAAGGTTCCAAACACTAAGAGTGTAAGACCTACTTCTGTTTCCTATCAGAAGAATAAAATTAAATCAGACTTTGCTAAAGTAAGACTTATACAAGATGCTTACTCTAGATTTAAGTTTATCAATACTATACAAATAACCCAAACCAATCCATGAGCAACTTCAACATGAAAGAAAAAGAATTATTCACAACAATTAAGCCTGAGATCTTTATCGGCCAATTGTTTCAGTCACGTGATATAATGCACTTGACTCACCTTCAAAGTACTTCGTTTTCAGAACACAAAGCTTTGAATTCTTATTATGATGGAATTCTTGACCTTATTGATTCTCTTACTGAATCATACTTTGGTACTGTAGGAAAACGTCTTAACATTAAGATCCCTGCATCTGAATACATGAACTCTAAGACTCACTTAACCTACATGAAAGATTACGTCTTCAAACACAGAGGAGTATTGGGTATGGAGAACACTCACATTCAAAATATCATTGATGAGATTATTGGTCTTATTACTGAGACTCTTTACTTACTAACACTAACTTAAAATAAAATATATGGGTCGTCTAAAAGACTCTTACATGGGCTGCATGGAATGCGGTGGTAAGAAAATGAAATCAGGGGGTAATTGGATCAAAGGTGCTATCAAGAAGCCAGGATCTTTTACTGCCCAAGCTAAGAAGGCTGGTATGTCTGTACCTGCATTCCGTAATAAAGTACTTAGCAATAAAGGTGCTTACTCTTCTACTACTGTTAAGAGAGCTAACTTAGCTAAAACTCTTTCAGGAATGCGTAAGGGAGAAGATGGTATGTTAAATTCTCAAAAGCCTAGTCCTAATTCTCAACCTAAACCTAAACCTACACTTGTAGTAAGATGGAAGGATAATGTAAAGAATCCTGAGAACCAAGAATTTGTTTCGGAGGTTGCTTTTAATAAGAAAAAAGGACCAAACTATAATGTTAGTAAACGTGACATGCAGATGGTGACTCAAGAAGAATTTAATCAAAGGTATAATATTACTAAAGATTCAGTAGCATATCCTAAAAAAATAGTTAGAAAAAAATTATAATAAAAAGTAATGTTTATTCCAGAAGTAAATGGTTCTATAATTTCTAATGCACCCTCAGGTTCAAGACTTAAGGGTGCGTATAAGAATTCTAAGAAGCGTAAGATGCCTAATGGTGGAACATTACCTTCGAGATATACATCAAATCCAAGAGATCCTAGACTATTAAAATTTAATGATAGTATGAGTGCCTATAATTATGGTGAAGATAGATATAGATCTATTAAAAAAATTATGGATAGTGCTAGAAGTCCTAAAAATGCAGACTTTAGAAAAAATTATAATATAAAAAGTGACACTGTATCTCTTACAAAGTTGGATGCTTATCGTGGCCCTAATGGTTATTTGATGAATCCTTATCAAAACTCTTATGAAAGTTATATTCAAAAACCATTAACATTAACAGAAAAAATTTTTGGTAATGATAGACAAGATTATAAAGTAAACTTTAAAAATAATGAAATAGTTCCTGGAAGTCATTTGAATAACAGGAGTGGAGATGATATGTTTATTGGGTATGCTAGATTTAAAAAACCTGTAGCACCTATATATTATAAAGTAAACACAAAACCAACACCATCTAAAAAATCAATATTAACTAAGGTATCACAACCTATTTATAATAAACCAGAAATTATTCCTGATGTAGTACAAACTCCTTTACCAGTTACTCCAATAGAACCCCCTGTAAAAAAGATTGGCTATAATAAACCTGTTATTCAACAGTTTAACTATATGTCAAATGAAAACAAAGCTAAGGCTTTGCAGAAGTATGGCTCTGTTAGTGATATACCATATCAAGGTGTAGATATTAATCAATTAAAAGATGGTGGAAGACTGCGTAAAGCTAAGGATGGCATGGTAAACTCTCAAAAACGTCAGATGCCTAATGGAGGAGTTACATCTGGTCCAGAAACTTCTACGCCTAGTTCTCCTGACAGGATGCAACCTGTATATATTAAGGCTAACACAAGAGTAGGAAGTAAAGAATACACCAAAAGAGGTACTACTGCAGATAGAGAGATGAATACTCTTGCAAACTCTGCTTCTAAAGTATCTAACTTCTTTGGAAATATGTTTTCTAAAATAGTAGGAAACAATCCCCAACTTGCAGCAGGTGTAGCTACTACAGCAAAAGGAGTAAATAGAGTTGCTCAAAAAGTAGGAGACGTTAGTAAAGAAGCTATGTTTAATAACTACCGTCCAGTATCTTATCCAAGTATTCCTGAAGCAATAGGTGGCTTATTCGGAAACAGTGCTTCTCCAAGTAGGGATCAAGAAGGAGATTATTCAATAGGAGAAGAAGCATGGAGAACAGCTTTAGGTTTACCTACTAAGTCTAAGTACTTAACTCCTTCTAAGTACAAACCTAGTAACTCGGAAGATCCTAATACAGAATACTATTCTTTAAATAATGTGTATGATCCACAGAAGTTAATTAATGCTTACATGGATAAAACTAAAGGGAAACCTGGAAAAAGTGTACGAATGAAGTCTTTGGCTCCTTTTGTTTCTAATCCAGCTTTAAACTCTGAGGACTTACCTTTTAGTGAAACTGATCCTGTACAACAATTTAAACTATCTCAAGGAACTGATGAGAAAGGTGATTATGTGTCTATGTATGACACTTATGATTTTAATATGCCTTTAATGGATAAAGTGGTTTACGGAAGCAATAGAAAACCTTACGACTTTTATGATAGATTCTATTATAAGAAAGATGCTTCAGGTAAACCTGTTTATATGAAACAAAAGAATGGAGGTAAAGTAGATCACTCTGATGATAAAGAAATGGTTGACGGAATAGCTAGTATCCTTCGTAGAGTAGAAAGTAAATCAAATAGATTAAAGTTGGCTAACCAACTATCTAAACAATTCAATAGAGAAAAGGTAAAGTATGACTTATCTTCTTTCCTAGCTAAATCAAAAGTAAAAAAATGAAACAGATGATAAAACGTAAAGATGGGTCTTATTCACAACGAGGTTTGTGGGATAACATCCGTGCAAAGAGAGGTTCTGGAAAGAAGCCTACTCCAGAGATGCTTAAACAAGAACGTAAGATTAAACGTGAAATGGCTGATGGTGGTAAGATGCCTACAGCAGTTGCTAAGGCAAGATTCGTAGCAGCTAATAAAGGAAATGTATCTGAGGCTAGACAAGATGCTTCTAAGTACGGATACAAGTTTATGGCTGGTGGTAGACTTAAAGCAGCTTATATGGCTAAAGGGGGAACTATTGCTAAGACTACTAAAGGACCAGGAGCAAACTATCGTCCTACTAAGTCAGGAGCAGGTATGACTCAAAAAGGAGTTATGGCTTATCGTAGAGCTAACCCTGGATCTAAACTAAGTACAGCAGTTACAGGTAAGGTTAAAGCAGGAAGTAAAGCAGCTGGTCGTAGAAAATCTTACTGTGCTCGTTCATTAGGTCAGTTACGTCAGTCTTCACAGGCTACACAGAATGATCCTAACAGCAGAATACGTCAAGCACGTAAACGCTGGAAATGCTAAACTAAAAAACTAAACCTAAATACATGGCCGCTAAAGCATCTAAATCAAATACATCTTCATCTTCAAAGTTCAAGGTTAAACCTAAGGTAAGAAGAAAAGGAGTTGTAGCAAAGACTAAGGCATCTAAGTCAAAGTCTAGCAAAAATTATCTCAAGAAAAGTAGAGGACAGGGTTGAGAAATCAACCCTTGCTTTTTTATCTTAATCTTGTATATTTGTATAACTAGCTTAAACTCAAGCAGTTATTAACCTTCTATGTTAATAACATAAATAATTAAAACATGTTAAGAAATCGCTTATTTAAAAGATTTGGTAATGGAGGAGAGGATCTTAATCCTAAAGCCACTAACTTGTCTAATCCACAACTTACAGATAATCCAGATAATGCAGGAGAACTTCTTAATATTCCTGGGTTTATTCCTAGTGAGCTAGAGAAATATGATTGGCAGAAGAAGGTTAATCCAGAAATCAAAATACCTAATTTAAACTCATCTTCTTTTGTTACATTAGGGAAAGAGCAAGTACCTACAGAAGATCAAAGGTTTTCTAAGTCAGATGAGTTAACTAAGACTGTAGATTCAGGTTCTTTAGATAAAAACTTTTTTGATCAGTTTAAAGGACAGGAAGATGCACTTGTAGGTTTAGGACTACTAGGAATAGATTCTGCTCTTGGATACAATCAAGATTTAGAAAATCAACGTAAACTTAACGAGTCAATACAACAAAGAAAATCAAAACCTCTTTACGATTACAACTATATGTATGGTCGTACAACAAGTGGGGGTACAGAATATCAACCTACAATTAAAGCAGAAATGGGTGCAAAAATAAACAAACGTTATTCTTCTGGAGGAAACAATAACGTAGAGATCGAAGGTGGAGAATTTATCCAACTTCCAAACTTTGAAACAGAAATGGCAATAGGCCCTTCTCATTCTAATGGAGGTATACCTACAAACCTTCCTGATCAAACTCGTGTATATTCTAACAGTCTAAAGCCAGAAGGTTCTAAGAAAACCTTTGCTCAAATGGCTAAGAACTATGACCTTACATCATATAAGAAGACTCTTGATAATCCTTTTGCTAAACAGGTAGATAAAGATACTGCGGGTATTATGATGCAACGTAACCAGAAAATACTTGATAGTTTGTTTAATGATCAACAAGCTCTTAATGGTAATTCTAATGGAGAGTTAGAAGCAAAGAATGGAGCAGGCATAAACAATGCAGGCTTCAGAGCACTTCCTCAAAGTGTGCAAGATAAAATACTTGCAGAAATGCAATACGGAGGAAATGTCCAAGAAGCACAGACTCTACAAATGGATGGTGGGGGTAAGAAAAATCCTCAACCAGATATTACAACTTTACCGCCAGAACTTAGGCAATATGCTAAATGGGATCCAGGTTTCCAAAAAACAGATAAAAGTCTAGGAGTATATAGATTAGAGATTCCTTCTAACTTAGACTTTGATGCTAAGAGTAACATAGCAAAAGCGGCAGAGGCTTATGGTATTACAAACCTAGTACAAAGTTCTAATTCAAGAATTGCAGGAGCACCTCAGGTTAAAGGATTTAATGCAGGACTTTCTCCTCAAGACTTTGAGCAAAAAATAGTTAGAGAACGTTTAGGAAAAGAAGAAGCAGGAAAATTAAACGAATTAGATACTCGTAAGAAAGCATTTGAAATTTTAGGAGTAGATCCTAGTAGTTATGATATTAATGACGCTAGCAAACTCTACAATGATGATTACTTTAGGGAGAGTGTATTTTATCCTAAGTTTCAAAAGTATTTACCTGAAGGACAATTTAGACCTAAGAAAGGAAATGATAAAGCTTTTGGATTTGAACACTTAGATGCAAAACCTATTCCCCCAGAAAAGCCAGTAACTCCTCCAGAAGGTAGTAGTGGTACTCCTCCTGATGGAACAAAAATAAATGATGTAACTCCTGGAAAGACAGGTAAATATACTCCTGGGCAGTTTCCTTTGTATCAAGCAATTCCCCAAGCTATGGGACTTGCTCAAGCACAAGAAATTTATTCTTATGCTATTCCTGAGATAGATGCTCCTTATCTTCGTCCCCAGACTTTAAATATTCAAAGCGAACTTCAAGATATAGACAACATGGGAACAGCTGCAATGAGAGCAGGAGCAGATCCTAACATGGCTTACATTGCAGGATTAGATGCTAAACAAAAGGCTTTCCAAACCAAACAGAATTATGATGCAGAGGGAAGAACAAGGGCAGATATGGCTAATGCACAAATGAGTTTTCAAGCAGATCAATTTAATGCAGGAGCATTTGATCGTGTATATAATAATCAAATAGCTCAAGCTAGGGATGCACAATCTGCAGAAAAACAAGCAGCTGTTGCAAGTCTTGTAACTAATAAAGCTAAATTTGAACAAGATGAAAGTTTAAAAGCTTTGGGTATTCCAATTTTATCCCCTACCTTTAACTGGAATTCTACTGGAAATCCATCAATGCCCCAAGATGCAAAATATATGTTTGATATGTATAACTACATAAAAGAACAAGAAGCCAAGAATGCAGCAGTAACTCCTGCAAAGCCTGCGGTAACACCCGCAGTAACTCCTCCAGTAGCTGCTAAGGCTAAAAAAGGAATGTATAAAAAATCTAAATATTAAACCATGCCAATTTCAGCACAACATACTAAATTTGTATATCCAGATTATATCTCGCCTTTACCAGCAGACGACTTACTTAAGTTTGCTCAAAAGAAACAAGAGATGTATGATGAGGGTGTATTTAAAATACAACAGAATCTCGATACTTACAATAGTCTTAGAAGTTCTATCCTTACAGATGTAGAGAAAGAATATTTTGATAAGTCTATGGGTAACTTGGTTAAGTCTATTAGTAATAGTGCAGGATTAGACTTCTCTAACAAAGCAAATGTACAAGCAGTACTAAACGTAGGTAAACCTTTAGAGAGAGATCAGTATATAACTACTGCTATCTCTAATGGAAAAGAAGTAGCTCGTAGACAAGATCAGTTAACTAAGATGAAGCCAGGAGAACGTAGTGTAGTTAATGATTATTTTTATATGAAGGATGTTCAAGACTACATGAAGAGTGGTAAATTAGGTCAAAAGATTGGCTATGGTAAAGAGTATACTCCTTATGTAGATCTTTCTAAAGATTGGATGGAGTTTATGAAAACTCAAAAACCTGATCAAGAAGAATCTTTTAATATGAATTCTGGATTTGGACCTGCTTATATAGAAAAGGTAACAGAAGAAGGATATAACACTACAGATTTAGCTAATAAATTTAAATCATTTATTGCTAGTGATCCTAATAAAGTACGTCAGTTTCAAATGGATGCTGGCTATAGTCTAGAGCAAGTCGGAACAGAAAGTGCTCACCAAGGTTACGTAGAAGATATGCAAGCTAAAGCTACTACAGCTGCTAAAAATGCTGAATTGTTTAGGGCAGAGACAGATCGACTCCAACAAGTTTACAATACTACAGGTTCAGCTACAGTTAAAGCACAACTAGAACAGACCAAACAAAGAGCAGTTTACTATGAGCAGTCTAGGTTACTAGCTGAACAGAAGGCTGCTACTACTTTAGAGGATTTTGACTTAGGAGAATATATGGAAATCTATGAAGATATGTTTGCTACAAACATGGGTAACATGTATGCTACTAAAAAAGTAAGCAGAGATCTTATTAGTAATGAATATTGGAAAGAAGCTAGAGCAGATGCTAGACAAACTAGGGCTTTTCAAAACGATTTAATTAAAGAGGAGTATAAACAAAAACTTGAAAGACAAAAACCAGAAAATCTTCTTAAGCAGAAAAAAGAACTTATGAGTATGGCAAAAGTTGACCAGCAGGACTTTTATAATGTTCCAATGATGTTTGATATGAATACTACTAACCTTGATATAGATAAACTACGTGTCTCTGAGATACTTAGTGACCCATCTAAAGTACTTAATGTTACTCCTTCGGGCCCACAGAAGGCTATTGTAGAATCTTTCTTAACTTATTTAAAAAATGTTAAAGATACTGATTCTTATGTTGTGGAGTTAAAGGAGGGTCAGACTATGCTAGTTACTGGAGAAAACATTAAAGACTTATATGTTTCTGACTTAGATATTATAAAAAGTATGGCTAGAAGCAATACAGTAGAAACTTATTCAGGTAGACGTAAAGCCAATCCTTTCCTTACTGCTGCTCAACAGGTTAATCCTCTAACGGATGTTGTAGAGGACGAAGAATAAATTTATCTATCAATAAATATTAAATATTAAACTTACTTAACTATGCCCTTTAATCCTCTAAGAAACGAGATTGATAAGATACACCTTGCAAAAACAGGTAAAACTTCTGAACAAATACATTCTGATCTATTACGTAACGAACAGGAAATAAATACTATTAATGCAATTTCTGGTCCTAGTGCTTATACTCAATATAAGATAGATCAAGATAAACAGATTGAGTCAGGTGTTAGTAGTATTTTAACAAGTGACTTATCTCTAGATAAAGCAAAACAATCTGTTGAAGGTCAGTCCTTTTTGAAACAAGCAGGTGATTTGGCTTTTGGGGATCTTACTGCTAAGATGGTAGATGCGGATGCAGAAACAAAGAAAAATATTAACTCTGCCGCTTCTATCTTTAAAAAGACCTTAACTGAAGGTACAATTGAAGAAAGTCAAAAAGCTTTGGGAGAGTTAAGAGATAAGTATAATAAAATTGCTAATTCAACTCTTAGTTTTGTCGATAAAGAATCATTAAGAAAATCATATTCTGATATGGTTGAACAAGTCAATGGAATTAATCGTTCTAAACGAGCTAGCAAAAACTTTGATGCCTACCTTTCAGAAAATACATTACAAGATCGAGAAAAGTTCTTAAGTACTTTTGATGCTACAAATAAAAGATTAAGCTTTGCTTTAAAGTCTAAGCAAACAAAAAATGAAGATATTATTAATCAACTAGCTGATTTAGAATCTAATAGGGTAGGGTCTAGACTTTATAATCCTGAGGATCTAGCTGCTTATAAAGCTTCTTACTTTTCTACAGATCAAGACTTAAATGCTGGTATGGAGATGCAGTATAACTATGCTATTAAGAATGCTGCGGATAATAAGATCTATGACTATGAAAAACAAATTTCTGATATTGATAATAAGATAAAAGATACTTATAATCAAGAACAAAAGAATCTACTTGCAATACAAAAAACATCTTTAAATCAAGAACTATCCTATGTTAAGAAGTTAAGTGAAAAACTAAAACCCTTGACTGTAGAAGATACTTATTTAAAAAGTTTTTATCCAGAAGAGTATAGTCGTAAAAAAGCAAAACAAAAACAAGAAGTTTTTAAAAACGAAAGACTTGCAGAAGGAGATCAAGGTTCTTGGGCTGAAACACTTAGTAGAAACGTAGGATACTACCGTTCTAATGTAGCTAAACAGTTATCGGGAATACATTCATTACTTGATGATCCTTCAGGAGCTTATAGACTAAGATCTAAGGCTGATTATATTGCTCCTCCAACATTTTTTGTTGGTAAAGATTTAAATAAGAATAACAAGATTGATGACTCTGAGATAACTCGTGATATTCATGATAACAAAGTTACTTTTAGTCAAGTAAGCTGGACAGATAAAAAAGGTAATACGACTTGGAACTTTTGGTCTCCTGCTGAACAGATTCTTCCAATTTCTATGGATGTGCTTAATACTGTTTTTCTTTCTAAGGGAATAGGTATGGGAGCAAGAACTGCAGGTTTCGGTTGGGCTAGAGTAGCAGGTGCCGCAGGCTTATCTGAAGCTAATACAGCTACTTTTTTAAAGAGTGTAGCTCCTAGAATTTCTACTATGGGTACTGTTACGGCAACTACCTTTCCTAGATTCTATGCAGAAGAACGTTCAAACTTTAAAGATGGAAGTACTGCTTTTAGAGTAGCAGGTCTCAGAGCAATTGTAGAAGGACTTACAGAGAGTATTACTCCAGATGTGAAATTATTTGATGGAGGAATTGCTTATGGTGCTTTAGATGATGTGTTTGCAAAACTAGGTAAGCTAGATCCTACTGCATTAAGTAATCTTACTAGACGTAGAGATATACTATTAGGATTAGTTCCAAAAAATTCTTTGTCTAAGTTTAACGCAGCATTGTTAATGGCTCCTACTGCAACTAGAAGACTTGTATCGGGTGCTACTCAAGAAGCATTTGAAGAAGTTGCAGCTTTAGCTGGTAACTATCTTGTAGATAAATACTCTACTCAACAAAACTTTGAAGTAGAAGAGACTAATAAGTTTAACTTAAGTTCTACCTTAGATACTTTCATAGAAGGGTTTATCCCGTCTTTGTTTATATCAGGCGCAACTAACTTGAGTTCTAGGAATGCAATGAGGCAGGAACGTTTAAGTCAAGCTAGATGGAACATTGCAAACAATCCTGAACAATACAAACAACTAATTGCAAATAGAGTATCTAATCAACAGATAACTAAAGAAGAAGGTTTAAAGAAGACTGCGGCCATTGATAACATTGCTAGAAGATTAGATAGTATGACTGAACTTAACAATGTTAAAAGTCTAACCAATCTACTAGATGACAAAGAACTTCAGTTTGCACACTTTAATAATCGTTTGTTTCAAGAAGATTTATTAAACGTAGATACTACTGAATTATCTCCTGAACAAGTAAAGAGTTATGAAGATCTATTAGCCAATACTAGTAACTCTATCTTAAGTACTGTTAAACTTGCAGACAAGTATGTAGGACTAGATGAAACAGAAAAGAAATCTATCATTAGTAAATTGTTTGAAACACAAGCAAATGCTGCAACAAATGCAGATACTAATCTATCTACTCTTATAGGAATAGCAGAACAAACAAGACAATCTCTTTTAAGTGTTCCTGTTAACGATGACAGATATACTTTTGTAAGTGAGGAGTATAAAAAATTCCAAGACAAGATAGATGCTAGCATTCAAGAAAGACTTGGAAGATTTAGTCAAACACTTGATACTAATCCACAAAACCTTACAAGGTTAGAGTTACAACTTGCAGCACATACTTTTTATCCTGCAGTTGATAGGATGAATGCAATTGATGCACAGTATACTTTAGAAAACTCTCCTTTAATACAACCTACAGAACCTGGACCTAATGCTCCTGAGTTAATTCAAAATATCTTAGACGAACTTTCTACAAGACAGATTTTAAATGAAGGAGAGTTTCAGTTTGAAGCAACTCGTAACTTACAAAATCCAGAGACTAAAGCTTTGCAAGAAAAACTACTTGCAATTGCTGAGTTATCTCCTGAAGAATTAGAGTCGGGAGAATTAGAAGAAGGTGTTCATGATCACTTAACTAGTAGTCAAAGATTCGACTTAGCTCAACAATTAGAATTGCATAAGATACTTAAGGAACAGAATCCTGACGAACTTACTGCTTTAGAGAATCAACTAAATACAATCATTTACAATGATTATGGTAAAGCTGTTTTAGGATTAGATGCTAATAATACTAGAGCTAAAATCCTTGAAATGAATAAGGCTGCTATGGAAGCTAGACTAAATGCTCCTATAGTTAATAACTTTAGTCCTCAACCCCAAGAAGTACCTACACCTACTCAAAAACCTACTCCTGGAAAAGTACTAGATGTAGATCAAGATGTATTTGATGAGTACGCTTTGCTTTTATCTGACCTCAATGATCTAGTATCTAATCCAGATGCAGACATTGATGAAGTTAAAGGACAAGTATCTGAATTAATTAAGAATGCTCTTAGAAATCTAGACAATCTAGAAAACTTAAATCAAGTTAGAAGTGCTCTCTTAGGTCTTTATCCTGATGATGCTCAGAGTATTGAAGATACATTTGCAAAAGCATCTGAAGGTATTGTTGATGTAAGCGGACTTACTTTTGTTACAGGTAAAAGAAAAGAATTTGTACAAGGCGTAATTGCTAAGTTAGTTTCTCAAACTCAAGTATCTCAAACAGCTACTCCAGAAGATATAGTAAACGTACCTACAACAGATGAGGTAATAGAAGAAGCGCCTGAGTTAATTACGGATAGTGTAATCGAATCAGACAACTACGAGTCAGCTCAGGAAACTAAAGCTAAAGAAGATAAAGAATTTACTATTAAGGGAGAACGTGGCTTACACATAGCTACAATCACAACTAATAAAGAGAATCAAACTGTTCAAGATCCTGCAGCTCTTTTAATAGATAATATAGTTACTGTTTACTCTGAAGATACTCGTGCAAACAAAGTAACAGATTTGGATCTTCGTATACAATCTGTAATGGGTATCTATGAATTTATCTTTGATGCTCCCAAGGTAGAAAGACTTAAAGCATTTAAGGAAAAGTCTTCTTTGACTGAAGAAGAAAAGACTGAGTTGGTTTCTCTCTTAACTGTTAACGGAGTACCTATTCACAATCAACCTTTCATGGAGTATGTTAAAGAGAATCCTTCAAAGATTGGTTCTGGTATCTCTAGTGTATTTGTTAATTCAGACGGAGAGTTAGTTAGGTTTACTAAGTTAGGTAAGCCATCTAAGGCTAAGACTTCTTTAATTTCTGTTCCTGTTCTTCCTAATAAAAACGTAAGTCCAGAGATGGCTTCTGTACGCAAGCAAGCAACAGAAGGTAAGATTATAGTATCATCTATAAACGGAGTAGTATCTGGATATGGTTGGGGTGCTCAAGATGCTCGTCCTCTAGCAAAAGCTGTAGGAGAAAACATCTACGTGCACACAGATCCTATCTCTAGAACTCTTACAGGAGCACAAAAGAATTATGTGTTAAATCCTGGAAGTGTACACATCGTAAAAGAAGGAGCACGTAACCCTTACACAGGTGTTAGTATTCCTACTAATGGTAATACTGTACAGACTCTTATAAATGCTTTTAACAATGGTACTTTACCTCAGACTCTAAGCGAGTCTATCAGAACAGATGCTGCTATCTTCCTAGATTACATGAGTCAGCAGGTTAACTCTACTTTTGTAAAAACTAAAGAGGGGGGTGCTAAGAGTGGTATGCGTTTCTTTAAGAAAGCTAACCTTTATCTTACTGCAACTTCTGGAAATAAAATAGTTGTTGAATATCCAGTAGAAGGTAAGGACAAGAAGAAATATATCAAACCTTCTAAGAATCAACAAGAAGACTTGCTTAAACTAGGAGAGTCTTCCTATAAGCTAGTTAGTGCTAGATTAGTAGAACAGAATGCTCCTTACACAGCATTAGTTGTTAAAGAGTCTGGAGAAGTAGTTACTAAAAACTACAACACATACTCAGACTTTGTTAAGAGCCCTGAGTTCGGTGCTACTTTTATTAGAGAAGAAAACAGAACTCTATCATTTAGTCCAGACTACAGAGTTATTGAACCTAATGTATCTGATGTAGTTGATGCTACTAACGATAATCTTCCTGTTCAACCTGCTGCTACACAACCTATAGATGCTAAAGCGGGTATAGAAAAAAGAAGACAAGAGGAGTTGAGTCGAGAAGAGAATGTAGAACTTCTATACCCCTTAATACTTGAAGAATTCCCAACAAGAGAACAGAAAGAACGTCTTGCTAAAAACGAGCAAGATCAGAAAACTAGGCAAGAAAAAAGAGATGAGATTAATTTTAGATACGATTTAGAAATAGCTGCTTTAGAACAACCTGTTGCACCTACAACTTCTAAGATTGATCGTTTACGTAGTACGTTAAACAATCTTAATACGGGTGAAGGTCCTGTAAAATTTAATAGGAACAAGACCTTAAGAAATAACATTACCAAGAAACAAAATGAAGCTGCTAAGAACTGGGTAGCTAATCATCCTATCTTCAAGAACACTCCTTTTATCTTTGATAACACTATCAGTCATCCTGAAGCTTATGCTGTATGGTCTAAAGCAGGTATCTTCTTGTTTGAGGGAGCTAACTATGCAGAAGCTTACCACGAAGCATGGCATGAATTCTCTCAGTTGTATTTAACTCCTGAGCAGAAGGCAGCTTTGTATGCAGAAGCAAGAAGCATCTATGGAGATTTGTCTTTTGTAGAACTAGAAGAAAAACTTGCAGAAGACTTTAGAGCTTATGCTTTAAGTGAAGGTAAAGTTCTTCCAGTATCTATTGCAGAAGCAAAAGAATCTAAATCTATCTTTAAACAAATTTGGGACTTTATCTCTAACCTGCTCTCTGATAAGAAGACAGTTGATCATTACTTCTCTCGCTTGTATAGGGGTAACTTGACTCAATTCAAACGTAAAGAAGCTAACCAGTACTTTATTCAATTGTTCTCTGGTAAGTACGTATACGAGGATGAGGCAGGAAACATAACTTCTTTGTCTTACAAAGACTCTAAGGCTTTCTTGGATGACCTAGATAGTATTTATGTTTACTTGGCTAACAACATGTTTGCTAATCAAAATGCTACGCTTATCAACGTACTTTCTAGCCCTGTAGCAGCAAACAAAACTTATAGTTACTTAGCTAAGAGTTTACTAGACGATCATGACTCTCTAGTAGAACAATATAATAAAAACAATGATGAGTCTCTTCTTCCTACTATCGAGAACTTAAGAAAGATCCTGGAAGACTTTAATAACGTTACACAGTTTCATAAAACTAACTCTACTTTATTTAGTGATAACATTAGAAAGCAGTTGGTTTCTGAACAGATTGTTTCTATAGAACAAGCTAATGTAGAGTTTGCTACTTTTGAGGCTAGCGTGAATGAAATGTCTCAGAAGCAGATTGCTTCACAGACTTTAATTAATGCTCTTAAAACGCTTCCTAGATACGAAAACGGAGAGATTGTATTGCATCCTGTATACAGTGTACCTAGACTCAGTGACTTTAATATAAACTGGAACATCTTACAACGTAGGTTGTCAGGCAGTAATTCTTATGAAGATCTTTATTCTAGATTACAAGAATTAAAAGAGGAGTACCCTCAGTTCCAACAATTTATAAGTTATCTCCCTTCTCCCACTGAGAGTATTGATAAGAGAAGTTCGCTTAACTTTAAGAATGAGTTCTATAAAATTTTTAGTATGCCTTACATTGAAGGATATACTACAGAAATTACAAGAGACGAAGAGGGAAATATTAAAGAGACAAAAATATTCCAAGCACAGTCTTTAGATGCTATTAACCTTCGCAGTAAGTTTGATACAGACTTCTCTTTAAATCCTAGTGCTTACTCTAAAAGAAATAACACTACAGGAACTTTCTATTTAGATACAGATAAATACTTTGCTACTTTCCCAGGTGTTCCTACTGCTCCAAAAGATGAAGAGGACTTTGCTGAATATAACTTAAGTCTTTTGGAAATGTTGAAGCCTTTAGGTTTTAACTTGAGTCCTAATGCAGAAGAGTTATTTGTCAAAGAGAATGCTGATGTACAGGAAAGATTAGTTAAATTAATTTATAATAAACTTAAGTCTTTGTCTCAGACTCAGGCTTACATTATGGAACCATTGAGTGATCTTTCTTCTGATCACGTAAATGAAGAAGATGTTAAGGTAGCAGGAGAAAGTGGTAACGTAAGTTCTGTTATTCAATATGAAGTAGAAGCTAATCCTCAGTATGTAAATGACATGAGATACAATGCTGTTAACAAACAGATTTGGTCTATCAATCAACATACATTTATGAGTAAGACTTTAAATGTCTTGAATGATGGTAATTTGTATCCTACACTTGATGAAGTTTATGCTGAGTTACCTCACTTAAATCCACAAAACAATCCTAACGCTAAGTCTTCTTTTGTTTTATCTTACTTGTTTAACGAAGGAGGTAAAAGAAGAAAAGACAAATATCAAGGTATTGAAGTACCTCGTAAAGTAGAGTTAGGTAACCTACTTGGTATCAAAGATATTGAAGGTGAAAAGACTATTGACTCTAACGAATCACAGAAACACTACTCAGATATTATCGGATTAACTAAAGCAGGAATTGAAGAGATTAATCGCTTAAGTGGTAAGTCAACTACAAGAGGTTTAGTATTTGATAGAAAGCTTAGAGACTACTTAGGATTATTGCCAGCTAATAACCAAGCTGATCCATTTATCTTGAGTGGTGCTGATCAAGTTCCTTATGATTTATTTATAAAAAGAATTGTCCCTTTGATTGAAGCTGAGGTTCAGGTTACTGCTAAGGGTTCTAATAAGTTTAAGATTGACGCTTACGATACTGATGGAAGTCCAAAGCTTACTTACTTCCACAAGATTTTCACTCCAGAACAAAGGACTGCTTTATTTAGTGCATTCAAGAGTCCTGCATCTAATATGTCTTTAGACAAGATATTTGAATCTATTAATGGAAACAAAGATATCTACACTAGATTTGGACAGTACATTAATTCTCAGGCTAACAAATCTAAGATTATCTTAGGGGAGACTTATAACCTTCCTGACTCAGAACTTATGAAGTATCACTTCTTCTCTGCTATTGGAAGAATAGAGCAACATAAACTTTTCTTTGGACATCCTTATTACTACAAGAATGTTAAAGATATTGAAAAGCGTTTAAGTGCTTGGAATGCATTTGGTTCTTATGCTATTATTGATCCACAGAACTTAGAGTATTTAGAATCAGGTCAGTCTGGCTTAAGTGTTAACTCTGGAAGAGATGCACTTCACACCTACGCTCAACAAAATAACATTAAAGTAAATCCAAACAGAGCTAATATTGATCAAATATCTTATATAGTTCTTAAGGATGAAGCTGTTAAGTCTACTACTGCTTCTAAGAGTAAGTCATACGGAGAAAATAAAGACGCTTACACAAACGATAAAAGCTCTGCTAAGCAAGATGCTGCGGCTTTCTGTACTATAGATTTCTTCCGTAAGTTCTATTCTATCTCTACTGGAGTTACTCCAGAAATGATGGAAGAGTTTAAGAGACAGGATGACATCTATAAAAAATACTTAGAGTTACAGACTGCTCCTGATTATGCAGAAGATACTGTCAGAGAAGAACTAGAGGCTTTACTTAACAAGAAATCTACTTATAAATTTACTATTAAGAAACTTCAGTACTCTGGACACAATAAAATAGAAAGCGGAGAGTCAGTACCTGTATTCCACAAGTACTCTATGAAACCTATCTTACCTTCTGAAATGGTAGATAATCCAGAACTTGCTTCTATTCTACAAAAGTTACATACTTCTTCTGCAGACTATGCAGTATTTAGTTCAGGTACTAAGATTTCTGAGACAATAGCACCAGTAAGTTTGTTTGATGGTAAAGGTAAAGTTAAGTCACAAGCTGTTCCTACAGGAGTAGTAGATCTTAAGTATCTTAAAGAACAAGTATTGATTGAGAATAAAGAAGACTTTAACAGTATCTTTAGTACTCAGTTCCGTAAACTTGTTTATAAGGATGCTACTACAGAGTCTGAATTGGCTGGATATCAAGAGTATAAGTCAATTATTGAAAACTTGACTAACTTTGATAAACTTAACTTCTTAGAACAACTACAAGATAAAGAGAAGTTAGTTGAATTCTTGATAAAAGAAATCTCTAAGAAGAATGCAGCTGAGTCTACAAAAGACTTACTACAGTTAAAGACTGATAATACTCTTATGTATACCCTAGATAGTATGATTGATCGTACTATTATGGAGAGTGCAATTGTTGCTAGTGTTAAAAATCAAATCATACGTCAAAAGATTCCTGGAGCACAGCGAGTACAGTATCCTGTATCTTTAATTAGACCCAGCAGAAAACTTAAGTACTATGATATTGTAGACGGTAAAATTTCTAAAGCAGAAGCTATTATATCTTTCTCTAAAGGATACTATCCTTTGTTAAATCTCTTATCTCCTATAGACAATCAACCTATTGGGGAACTTGATGCAAATGGTATTCCTGTAAATCCTTACACAGCTCTTACAAGACTTAACGAAGCACTCAAAGATGCTCAGTTTAGAAATACTTATGCTTCTCAGTTGTCTATGGTTGCTATCCGTATTCCTGGTCAAGGATATAACACTATGGAAAACTTTGAAATAGTTGAGTTTCTACCTGAAGAGAGTGGAGAGATTATCTTAGTTCCCGATGAGATGGTAATTAAGTCTGGATCGGATTACGATATTGATAAACTATTCTGTTACGATCCATCTATAAATAATGATGGAAGCATGCTAATAGACAGAGTAAGTACTCCAGAAGACTTAATAGTTAGAAAGAAAGAGTTGCTTGCTGACTTAAAAGAAACTAGAGAGCTTAAGAGACAGTACACTGAAGAGAAAAAAGAACTTCTAGATGAGTTAGGAAATATCCTTACTACTAACGGTTTTGATGCTAGCAGTCGTTTAGGTAATCTTTACCAAGAACTTAAGTCTCTTAAAGGAGTATCAGAAGGAGAGTTGATGGATGCAGGTGTAACAGAAGGTGACTTGGAAACACTTCGTAAAAAATTCTCTGGAGAACTTGTTCCTGAAAAGCAGCAAAAATCTGCAGAAACCATTGATAAGATAAGAAGAATTAAGAACGTTTTACGTACTACTTCTGAAAAAGAATTGTCTAATAGCCTAGCAGACTTGAATGAGTGGGTAGGTGACTTAGTAAAGGAAGAAAAATCTTTATTGCAAGACCTTAAGAATCTTAGAAACGGATATGCTAACGCTTTGCTTTTGAACATCTCTAATCGTTTGAGTCAACCAGAGATCTTTGAAGCTTTGATTACTCCCAACACTATTGAAACAATTGACAAAGCAGTTAAAGAGTTCGGAACTAAATCAGATTCTACTACTGCAAGTCTTACTAACTTGATTAGTCCTATCTATCAGTTATATGTATTCTCTTTGAATACTTATAAGACTGCTTTGGGTACTGACGCTAAGAATAACGTATTCCATTCTTTGCTTCAGAAGACTACCTTCTACAGAGAAGACGAGAAATCAGTTAGAAGATATTTGTTAGAGTCAAATCGTACTACTGACGGATATATTGACTTCAGTAGAGTCAACAACGTAGATGGTACACGTATCTCTAAGATGTCTGGAGAGACAATTAGTGCACACGTAGATATTGAAAAGAATGATGGTATTGCTTCGATTGGTCTAAACAACTTGATTACTCCTGTAGTAAATTATGTTTTGATGGCTGGTACAAGATTTAATGACATTGTAAACTTAATAAATAAGCCTAGTGTAATTGATGGTAAAAAGTTCCGTTCTTCTATTTTAGATTACTCTAAGGGTAAGTCGCTTGAAGATATTCTTGAGACTATACTAGAAAGAGTTCCTGAGAATAGCTTAGAGGCTACTTTAATTAATAACTCTAGGAATAAGTACGGTGCAATTAGTCGTAACAAGTTTATCTCTAACGTTTACTCACAGATGTATGCTAAGACAACTCAAGAGACAGCTCGTGAAGAACTATTCAATAAAGAAGAGCCTTTGTTTGATGTAAGACGTTTGGCTGTATTCTTGGAGTTAGAAGATCAAACAAGAGACTTAGCTACAATTTCTTTGGCTGTAGACTACGATACATTCTCACCACAGAACTTTGAGTCTTTCCGTTCTGCTTCTTTAGAACTTATTCCTTACTTAAAAGAAGGTGGAGAGAAGAGTACAATATTTAACAGACAAGGTTTGCTAGATGTAATAGGAAATACTGTAGTGTCTCCTTTCCAAGTACAACAAGGTGTATTGGATAAGTTTGTTGAGGTATTCCCTATCTCTGCTAACCCTAAGATTACAAATAGAATTTTAAGACAGTTTGCTGTTGCTAAGGAAACTAATCGTAAACTTGACTATGATCGTTACTCTAGAGTGTTTAAGAATGACTTGTTGTATGCTTTGTTCTTAAATAACGTACCTCAAGCAGGTATGTTTGAACAGTTCTTGGACAAGAAGAATCCTGGAAACATAGGTTCTTTGTATACGAATCTTAAGTCTAGACTTATTCAACGAGGAATCACTGCTGAGAACGATATCTTTGGCTTAGTGTCTATTAACTCTGATATCAACTCTACATTTGTAAGAACAGGATTAAAACAGACTGAGCTAGAGTTCTCTGTAGATATCTACAAAGAGGAGTTTGAAAAAGGCTTTAACTGGTCTCATCCTTCTTTAGATCCTACTAATCTATCTGATGCGCAGTTGATAGCAGATATGCAAGGATTCTTTAAAGCGTTTGCTTATGCAGGTATTTTGGGTACACAACTTAATAAAAAGTTTGACTCTTACTTGCCTTTGATTCCTGAGTCTATCTATACTTTCCCTATGTCTTCTGTAATTACTAACTTTATCTCAAGTTACGAAGCACAGTTAGAAGAAGGTACTTCAGAGTTTATGGATTCTTTTACAGCTCGCTTTAAGGAAAATCATCCAGAGTTATATGGTAGTAAAAATATTCCTGTTACTTTAAACTATTACAAAGACTACAACTTGTCTAGAAAGAATATAATAGATCTTACTACTATTTCACAATCTGAACTTACTCTTAAAGATAGTGAATCTGCTCAAGCATCTACTAATCTTACTCCAAAAGGAACAGAAGTTAAAGAGGGAATCTACGTAAATCAATCTGCTCTTAGTCAGGAAGAACAATTAGAATTATTTAATTATTTAAAACCTTTCTTAGAGGAACAAGCAGCTAAAACAAATAAAGGAAAGTCTGCTAGTAAAATGATTGGACTAGGCTTAAGATGGGATTATAAGTCTAATAATACTGGAAAAAAATCTGTAAGCATTCCAGACGTTATTAATCCTTTAAATAAAACTAAGTACGGTTACTACACTACTTCTATAAATAATCAACCTTTAGCACCTATTACTTCTCGTTTCAGAGAATTGATGCAAAAGGCTTCAGGTGTGGACATGACTAATTATGACGGTGCTATTATTAACCTTTATGAAGAAAACACTTTTATTAGTTCTCATAATGATGTAGATGAGAGTAGGTCGGCAATTAACTATCCTGTTATTGGGGTAAATCTTGGGGGTACAGGTAATTTCTCTATTGAGTCTAGGGATGGAAGTCCTAAACAACTTGATCTTAAATCGGGTACTGCATATGTATTTGGAGTAAACGGAGTAAATAGAGAAGTTTTTCATAGAACCCTGCCTAAACCTCAAGATAGTTTCTTGCCTGAACTGACTACCAGAGTAGATGGAAAAACTTATGAACCAGGTTCTTACAGAGTCACCATAACTATGAGACGTGTAATGCCGTTAGTAGAGGGTATGACCACAAATCCTCTTGGTATAGTTACCCAAACATCTAATGCTCCTAAACAACTGACGATTAACTTTGAAGAAGAAAACCAGTTATTCTTGGATGAGTCCTTTGCTAAACTCCGTGAGATCAATAATAATCTAAGTAAAAATTGCTAATTAAACTATATTTGTATTAACCATGTTTTGTCCTAACCTATCAGACCCTAATATAAAAGCTCAGTTTGAGTCGCTTCAATCTATTGTCCCAGAGTATGCTTATTATCTCTGGGATAAGTATCAGGGAGAAGTTCCTGCTAAGTACTACAATCTTGCAAATCAAACTACTATAACTGATAAAAAATATATCAATTCTATAGCTGATAGGTTTATTCGTTTAGAAAGACAATACGACTTCCTTAAAGAGATTCAAAATGATCCTGCATACTGGAAGATGTCTACGTCAGAAAGAAGAACTTACGTAGCTGCTAAACACTTTGCAGAGATTCTACCTACAATTGAAGGACGTAAGTCTGTTACTATAGATGGTAATCGTATTTACTTGAGTCAAACAGAGAGAGTTAAGTCTCCTGCTGCACTTTATAATTATGCTGTACGACTAAGAGAAAGTATTAATGCAATGTTCCCATTAGTATCTTATAATCCTCCTGCAACTGTAAGAGAATTATACAGTGGACAAATGCTTGTAGAGTTTGATTTAACTGGTAGATATGCTAATCCTTTCTTAGAGGCTATTGAGACTCTAGAGGAAGAGGATATGAGAGCAGAACTAGAGTTGTTTGATATCCATGAGAATCTTAAGAAGGACGAAGCAGGTTTAATGCAAAAGATTGAGTCTGCAAAAGAGTTCTTAGTAGACGGTGAAGTATTGTCATTGGACTCTAGTATGTTCCAAAGAAACTTTAAGTTAATTCAAGCACTAAAGAATCCAAATATTAAACAGTACTCAGAGGTTTTAAATAAGTTAGTAGCAAGATTTCCAGGAGTTACTTGGAAATGGGATACAGACTTAGACGAGATAGGAAGAGTAAACTTTACAACAGGTGAGATTGTATTCAATCCTGAACTAATTAAAGAAGATACCCCTTGGCATGAGTTTGGACACTTTGCAGTTAGGGCTATTAGAGAAAGCAATCCAGAACTTTTTGAACAACTTAAAAACGAAATTCAAAAGTTACATGACAATTCTCCTACATCTTCCGCTTATACTTTTGTAAAAGACAACTACCCTGATTACGTAGGTACTGATTCTTTTTGGGAAGAAGCTATAGTAACTGAGTTAGGAAGACAGGCGGCTACTAAAACTGATAGAAGTTTGTTTGATAAAATCTTTGATTGGTTTAAGTCTTTGTTTAAGTCTTTTAATGTAGGAGTTAGTGAAGTTAGCAACATGTCTAACTTAGTAGACTCTCTCGTAGATCCTTCTAATATATTCGATGTAATTCCTACAAATGATGCTATAGCAGATTATATGTTCCAACGTATAATCCCTACAGAATTAGTAGATTCTATTACTCAGTATGTAAAACCCACTCCTGATGCTCCTTTTGAGTTTCAAAACTATGCAGATAAAATAAAAACTTATGCTGCAGCTATTAGTGACTCAGAGTTTAAGAAGATTTTAGATACTAATAAGTATCTAGGATTGGGAACAGAATCCCTTCAAAGAGCATTAAGTGCTATAAATGAAATAAAAGATATAGTTACTAAAGAGGATGTAGCTGCTTCTGTTTTAGAGTTGGCAGACTACATGCAGTATAGTGGTTACTATTTAACTGGATTACTAAGACACATTGATAACTTAGCGGAAGATCCTAATATACCTTCAGGAAAAAAACTAGGAGATATAGACAGAGCTTACAGACAAGCTTTATCTTTTGAAAAACATTTAGAAAAGTTTAGTGAGTTAATCTCTACAGAAAAAGCAAGACAGATGTACAGAGAGGAAACAGCTAAGAATGCTTTCCTAAAAAACTTCGTTACAGCTAAACTTGCAATTACTAACATTAAAGAACGTCATGCTGCACTTATATTAGATCCAGTAGTGTCAGAATTATCTGATAGTCTTGCTCTTCAACGTGAGGCTATTGAGAAATCTTTTAACGAAGATATTGCTAAGTTAAAATCTAGACAACAGACTCCTAAAATACTTAAGAGGATTGCTGAGTTAGAGGAGAGGAGAGATAGCTCTGTTCCTACTCCTGAAAATATTAAAAAATTCATATCAAATAACGATTGGATAGTAAAGAATTCTTCTTGGTTTAGTGCATTCAACTCTGCTATGTCTACTAAGAATGCAACCATACAAATGGTTTCTCAATACATTAGGGGCATTAATAACGAGTTTCAAGAAACCCTAAAGCCTATTGCAAAAGAGTGGCAGAATTTAATGGATGATATTGCCAAAGAAGAAGGAGGGTTTCTAGGTGCAGTTGTAACTCCTAGGGAATTCTATAAACATTACATCAGAGAGACTTCTATCTATAAGATTGTAGATGGACAGTTAGTAAAAGACCAAGAAGGTATATCTTTAAATAATAAAGTAAAAAGCGTAGAGTTGATAAACAGATCTACTGAGCTACGTTACTTGGCCGAGTTTGGAGAAACTATCGAGATTCAAGAACAAGCAGAGCAAGACCTTAAGAAGTTTTACGAAGAGTATACTGAGCGTCCATTTACAGAAGAGTATTATAACATTCAAAAACTTCTTCCAGAAGATATAAAAGCTAAAAGAAACAAAATCTATCAAGAGATAGGAGCTATTAGGGAAGAGTTTGGAACAGGAGAAATAGATGATAATATTATCTTACAACTCAAAGAAAAAGAAAAAGAAATCAATGAGTTAGAACGTTTGTATACTCCAGATGGAGAGTTAAAAACAGGAAAAGAGTACGAAGATGCTTTAGCTATTCAGAATTGGAAAGAAAACAAAAGAAATCTAAGTGTAATTAGTTTTGTTTTAACTGACGATAGTAAAAACGTATTTGAAAAAGTACTTGCAGATAAGAAATCTAAGTTAGCTAAAGGATTTATTACTCCAGAAAGTTATAATAACTGGGCTGCAGTTCACACCCGTACTATCTACACTCAGGAGTTTTACGACACTAGACAAGATATCTTAGACGAGATTCAAGAGTTACTTAGTAGCAGAGGTTCTATTACTGACTTGTATTCTAGTTTGTTTAATCTTTTAAAAGGTAACAAAGATAAGAACGGAGTTTACGATCCTATTGACGTTACTGAAAAGCAAGTAGTAAAAGCGAAAGAAATAGAACAAGAGATTGAAAATATTAAAGCTTTGCTTAAACAAGATAGTCCACTAGACGCTAATACTAAGTCTAGACTATCTGGACTTATAGAACAACTTCAAGGACTTCAATCTAACGTAAACTCTGAGTACTATAATACTGCAGTTGAACATCAAGTCAATGCTATTAGAACAAAGGTAGAGACAGAAAATCCTGACTTAGATCAAAAGTCTATTGAAGCATTAGTAAATGTTGCATTTAAAAACTCTACTTGGTATAAAGACAATCACATTACTAAGTATAGATTTGACCCTAATCTTCGTTCAACAGTTGAAGTAGTAGAGCCTATTTTTATGTGGAGGGTTACTAGACCTAATGATCCTAAGTATATACAAAAAGATGCTCCTTCTTCATTATGGTATAAGTCTGTAGTAAATGCAGACTTTAAAAATCCTAACTATAAGCCAGGGGAGATTACATTTAAAGAAATTACAGGGGGACAATACTATAACCAAGCCTACGATAACTTATCTGATAATCGTAGAAAGCTTCTTGACAGAATGACTGACTTACATTATAGAAGTCAGGAAGGACTATATCAAAAAGATAAGTTAGGTGATTTGATTCCAGGATTAAGAAAGACACCTGGAGAAGTTATTGATCAAATTAAACTTAAACAGAATATTGTTAAGACTTATTTTAAGAATGTTACTAGTTTCTTCTCAGGAGACAGGGAAGCTTTTTCAGATGAGGAAGATATCTTTGGTGCAGCTTATCAAGTAGATGCTTTTGGCGATCCAGTAATGAGAGAGTCTAGAAGACTATTCAATCGTTATGCACGTACTCTTCCTATAGAACAGCAGTCTTATGATATCATGACTGCTATGGCTTCTTACGCTACTTCATCTGAAAGATTCAGAAAGATGCGTAAGTATCAATCTACTGTTCTTGCTATGGAAAGTGTAGTAACAGATAAGGGAGAACGTATAACAGATTCTACTAAAGTAATCAAAGATCTTATTGATCGTGAGTTGTATGGTAAAACTTTGGAGTCTGATACACCTTGGAAAAAAACTTCTAACTCTATTATTAGTGGTGTTACAAGTTTTGCAGGATTTAAAACACTTGGACTTAATCTTATAAACTTACCACAAAACTGGATTAGCGGACACCTTAAGATATATTCTCAATTAGGTTTCTACCACCTCACTGCTGCTGACTTAGTAAAAGCACATGCAGATACTGCTGGTATTTCGCAAGAGTTTTATCTTGCATATAATCAATTTGGAGCAAAACCTTTTAGACTATCTTTAGTTGATTACTTTATAGGAACACAGGGAGCTGCTAACCAAGCAAATGAGATTAACAACAAAGGTCTTGTAAAATATGGTAAAGTCTGGAGATCTGTTTCTACTCTGAGAGATTATACGGAATTCGACATTGCTGCTGTAACTACTTATACTTTCTTGAATAAGTATAGAGTAAAGAAAAAGGATAGTGATGAAACAGTAGCACTTAAAGATGCATTTGAATTAAAAGATGGTATAATTCAGGTTAAAGATAACGTAGAGGTTAGTCCTGCATTTATAAATAAGATTAGAAACAATGTTCAATTAGCAAATGAAAGAGCACAGGGTATATATGCTTTAAGTGCTCAGCCAACTGCTTCTAAGCATGCTTGGTTCCGATCAGTAATGTTCTTAAAGAAGTGGATTATACCTGACCTTAAATCAACTTGGGGATTAGAGACTATTCACTATGGTTCTGGAATAAGAACAGTAGGTTCTCATATAGCTGCTACTAGATTCTTAAGAGATTTTATTTACTATGATCAGGGTAACTTTTATAATACCTGGAAATACAGTTCTGAAGTTGATAAAGCAGGTTTAAAACAGTTTGCTATTCAATTTACTACTTTTACCGTACTAGCCAATTTAATAGTTCAAATGTCTCTTTCTTTAAACTGTGAAGAAGATGCTCAAGCAGATTGGAAAGATTATGTTTGTTTAGCACTTAAGAGAACTGCAAATGAAGCTGAAGGTGTATTCACTCTATGGGGAATGAATGAAGCATTATTTACTTGGGGTTCTGAAAAAGCAAACGGTATAGGTCTTGCAGATAGGATGTTGTGGAGTTTATTAGGACCTGCAAGTGTATTTAAGAAATTCATTACAGATCGTGATGATTTATTTACTACAGATCCTTATTATAGATATCGTTCAAATTCTAATAAAGTAGACTGGGATAAAACTCACCCTATGCAAGCAGGAGAAATGGGATTAGCTGTATTAGCAATGGAAGCAATGGGAGCTAAAGGAATGTTTATTGGTCCTAAGTCTATTGAATTTCAAAACAGAGCTTTTAACGCTTACTCGCCTAAGACTTATACTAAAGAACTTGTTACTCGTTACACAAAAGAACATCAAGGTTTAGAGTATATGCCAACTAGGACTCGTTTAGCTCAAGAATTAAAGTTATTTAAGAAAGAGATGAAGGATTTAGAGAGTCAAGCTTTGAGATATGTAGAACGAGGAGAACCTATTCCAAAAGAAATTGGAGTAAGAGCTAACAAGTTAAGTGTTTGGTTTGAAAGAAGAGTAGAAAAAATAAAAACAGGTCAAGAAGATGAATCAACGCCTTTTGCATATCCATTTATGAACTTAATTGGAGATAGAAAAGGGTTGGATGTTAGTCCTAAGCCTTATAAGAAGTAACTTGACTTTATTTTTAATTAAGGTAAATTTGTATAACTCGGACTCAGGTCGGACTTAATGTCGAAACGATAATAAAATTATGGAAAATAATGATTTGCTCAAAGAACATTCAAAGAAGCTTCGTCAAATAGCTTCTACCTCAGGTCTTGCTGTAGGTACAGGAGGATTTAAACGTCACGGAGTGGCTGTTGTAACGTCAGTAAAGTACTGTGCATTAGTTGTACAAGAAGATACTATATTTACAGAATTTAAAGTTAATGGTGCTTCAGAACTAGCTAATAACGGTATGAGTGGAGTAACTTTTAAAGCGGGAGCTTACTTGCCTGGTGGTATAATTACCGATTTTACTATCTCTAGCGGTAGCGTAATTGCTTATAAGTAATGATTGGCGTTGGCATAGGAATACGTAAAAGTATTTACAAGGAAATCATTTTTGATTCTGATGCTATTACGTATTTTACAGCAGCAGGAATTACTGACTATTCTATAAAATCAGCAATTAACACTTTTGTTAGTTCATTAAAAACAAACGGACTTTGGAGTAAGTTTTATTTTTTTTATCCTATAGTTGGTGACTTAGCTAAATCTTCTTATAATTTAATATCTCCATCAACTTACCAAGTAACTTGGGTAGATACTCCAACTTTGTCTAGTAACACAATTTCATTTAATGGAACTAGTCAATACGGAAATACTAATTTTTCTCCTAGTGCAGTAAGTGGATTTAGTATGACTGATTTATCTTTTGGTCTCTGGGATGCTACAGGATTTAATTCTCGTACAGAAATTCCCATGGGTATTACGGAAAGTTCTGGTGCAGAACGAATTAGATCTGTTTGGTTTAGTACAAATAATAATATTTTAGATATTATGTCTAATAATGATATAACAGGACGTGTAGTATTTAGTGGACAAGCAGTAGCATTTTGGCATTTTCAAACATTAGACAGCGTTACAGCTGTTTATAAAGACGGTCTTTTTGTTGCTAATGGAACAACTGGTGATGTTAGTGTAACTCCTACTAATAAATTCTTTATAGGTGCGACTAGTAATGGAAGTCCTGGAGCAAATACACCTGCACTGTTTTCCCAAAAAACTTATAAGTTCTTTTATTTAGCAAAAGGATTTACAGATGCACAGCTAGTTATTTTAAATACGTTACTCAATCAATTAAACACTCAACTAAGTAGATAATGGAGTATATACTATTAACACAAGAACAAGCAACCCAGAATAAGGGTTTAAAACGGGGACAAATAGAGTTTAACTACGCTACTACTTTAGATGGAAGATATGTTTGTTCTAAGAACTCTTTAGATAACTTTTCTGATATCCTTGTTAACGTTGAGTTTCTTACATTAGATAACTCTGATTTTCCCATTCCTGCGGATCCGTATAATTAATTTAAACATATAAATATTTTTTAATAGTGAAAACCTCAGGACTACTATACCTCAGTACAACTTTTTTAGCCTTCTTAGGAACGTACTTTTTACATTTGACTGCAGATAATGCAGAGCAGTACTTAGCGATTGTAGCAGTAGTATTCTTAGATGGATTCTTTGGGGTATGGGCAGGAACTAAGAAGATTGGTTTTCAAACTAAAAAAGCACTTAGAGTACTTCGTACTTTGTTTGCTTGGGTAGTTATCCTTACAGTTATTCTTATGATTGAGAAGGGGTTTGATGGTACATTTTGGTTAAGTGAAACTTTCTGTGCTCCCTTTATCGTTTTCCAACTTATCAGTGCACTTAAAAATGCTCATACAGTAGGAGTGATTAATAATAGTGTCCTTTCTCACATTCTAGAAAAAATAGATCAACATAAATTCAACCACCAAGATGAAGAACCTAAGCGTAAAACTTAATATTTTTTTTATTGCAGTAATCGCATACCTATTATTTAAATATGAGTATGTACAAGAGCAAGATACTAACCAAGTAATATCTTTTATTGATTCTATAGATAAAGCAAATGATACTTACTTTGAGAAGTTAGACTCCTTAGAGCACATAAAACACGAAGAGTATAGAACCTATGAAAAAATCACCCTTAAGTATGATACAATTCAGATTGCTATTGACACTATGCCTGATATTGACGGCACAAAGTACCTACTCACAATCTCTAGACAGCTTACCGCTAAAGGAGTTGAATGATGAGTTCCTAAAAGGAATTCAAGCACGTGAAAGGGTAGTTAGTCTTAAAAAGATTGTTAAGACTGACAGTATACAGTTAACTTTATATAAAGATTCTATTATTCCAAACTTCAGGAAAGCCCTGGATACCGCTAAAATAGAGATAGTTCGCTTAGATACTAAAGTTAAATCACAAGGAGAAACGATTAAAACACTTAAAAATGTTTTGAAAGGTGGATTATTTGCTATAGTTTTGTTAACCATAGGGTTAATACTTTAACTCTCTGCCTATGATCTCAATCTCTAAACAGATTGTTCAATACTACATTGACAATCCAAATACAACCGAGACAGCTGTTGAAGTTGCTATCCGCTT